AATGATGGATCAACCATGCGACACCGATTGTTGGGATAAGCGCCAATTTGACCGTTGTCCAAAGCCACAATGTTATGGGATTTGTGCTCATCAGGAAACTCCGAGAAGTAAAAATCAGGTTCGTTCCGATGAGGATGATAGTTGTCCACGGTAAATAAATATGTGCCCTTCATTACACCTGCGCTTCGTGTCAGGATTTCAAAACCCATGTTGAAGATTAAATTCTTTTCAACGATCGTAAGTCCATGGTCAAACCCATTCCAGAATTGAAGGTCGGTTAGCTCCAAGTCAGGTGTAGGTTCTTTAGGTTTGTCAGGATAGTCTGAGTCCCATGCAAGAAACGCACTAATAGGAAGCTTGTCATACAGTGCCCCGTACTCAGTCAAGTACGCTTCAAAATATAGTGCTCGACCCGTAAGTGATTTACATGTGACCCAATAGCCAGGTGTGTACTCACCATGTCCTTTCTGAAGGTCGTACAGATATTCCTTGCGGACCCATACTTTGATTGGAGGTACGTTGGCAACAAGAGTTGTCACAAAAAATCCCGGTGTAATACCGGGATCATAGCTTCCTTCTCACCCAACTTGTTGCTAAACACTACGTCTGTAACGTGAAGGAGCTTTCGACTATTGGCTCCAGAGCGGTATTGCTCTGTATGTCAGGATACCATCATTTCTTCTTCTTCTTTGCGGCTGCTTCCTTCTTCTTGGCAATCATCTCTTTAAACTTGTCGCGTGCAGCAGCTTGCTTGTCGGTACCACTTGCTTTGCCCTTGGGAGGTACGGCTTTACCCTTGGGAGGAACTGCTTTGCCGCCTGCAGGTTTCTTAGCTTGTGCCATGATTGTTAAGTAACTCTTTTGATTATAAAGTTACTTACCTTCTTTGTAACGACGAGCTGCACGTCCGGCTTTCTTGGCACGTTCAGTGTTACCTACAAATTGTTTACCTTCTCTACTACCAGCTCTTTTCTTTTGGTCTGTCTCCGCACGTTCTTCTTTAGACAGTGCAGCCCATGCACTCTCTGGAAGGTAACGCTTGGTGTAGCCTTTCTGAATTGCCTTGTCTGCCATATTAATAAGGAACAGTTACATTAACATCATATGGTTGAGGTTTTACGGGCAATGCATAAAGAAGTGCACGACCTAGCGCAGTAGCTGGACTTGCGACTTGCGATTTAGTTTCAGGCATTTCACCATATTTTTTTTCAGGCTGGGGTGGTGAAAAAGGACCGCCGAATCTTTTTTGACCTAAATATCCTTTGGAAGGATCCCAGATACTTTGAATTTCTCCTATTGCTTTAAGTGGTTGAAACTTTCCTGAAATAAGATCTGGATCTTCATCTGGATTTGTCATGTCATAAGTATCTTTAAACGTAATTGATTGTCCCGGATTTACATGAACGTTATAAGAACCTAATGTATTGGTAACACTTGTTCCAACGTCTGGTCTACCATAAGGAACTACAGGACCAGAAGAAACAAGACCTGGTCCATATGCAGGAACTGGTCCGCGCACAAAATCAGGTAAATCTTTATTTTTTTCTCCTCTAGTAATTGTTTCTGTAATTAATTTTCCGAGGGGAGAATTAACGGTATCAGGATGACTTTGAGTTAACTGTTGTTTCATGCCTACCAAGACTTCTTCTGGTACTTTAAATGGATTAGCTACCATTCCTGTTGCCAAGGGTGGTTTAGTAGCTGCTGCTCTTAAGTCCATTACTGTTGATGGATCAAGTTGAAGATTGGTATTCCCAACACCCGTAACATAACGGGCAAATAAATTTGCACGATCTGGAAGCTGGTTCATTGCTGCGCCAGCTAAAACTTTTCCTGTATTAACTGCTGTTGATTGTGCTTTTTGCTTTACAGGACTTACCACTGATGCTGCTCCCCCCGGGAGTAATCCGCCAAACACATTTTTATCTACTTGACCGTAGCCACGGCTTACACGATTTAAAAACTTCTGGAATAATTCCATTACTTGCTCTCCTTGTACTTCTTTGCAGCAGACTTAGCCTTGCCACGTTTCTCATACTCGTCTTTGGTCATCCACTTCTCCTTGCCCCACTTCTCCAAATCTTTTTGCTTTTCACCCTTGCCTCCTTTGTACCCACCACCAGCTTCTTTGTACTCACTAGCAACAAGTTGAGCCTTGCGTGCCGAAATTAATTAGCCTCACGGCTACGACCATTCCCCTGGTTTACCACCACGGCCTTCACGCATTACACGATTTTTAATGCGCTCGCGAAGATCGGGTTTGGTGTACTTGCTTTTGTCTTCAGCCATAGCTTCCTCGCTCTTTGAGATAAAGAACTGCGTTTGTCAATACATCTATATTATCACCGAACAAGCCTAGAGCCCTATTACATTCTTTGCAAAGCAAACCTCTAAATTCATTTGTTTTGTGGTTATGGTCCATTGCTAATGAATGGCCGTCTTTAGAAGGTTGTTTACAAATGGCACATAAGCCTTTTTGTGCTTCAAAAACAATTTCATATTCTTGTTTTGTAATGCCTCGCCTTTCATATTTTTTGTGATTTTGATGTAGTAAATCTTGTCCTTTCTTTTTTATTTCTTGATAGTGTTCTTTATTATTTTCTACCCATTTATCCCATTGAATTTTGTTACATGTTTTACATGAAGAGTGTAAATACAATTTACCATCTTGTTTTCTCCTTCTAAAAGAATCCCAATCTAAATAGTGTGCACATTTAGAACATTGTTTTAACCCGTCAGCGCCGTATAGAATTTCAAATCGACGGTTTACTATTGACCTGCAATCTTTGCAGACACTATCTCTTTTTGTATTACCCGCTGTTGTCTGCCCTTTGTTGCCAAAATTTACATGCGGCTTTCTGACGCCGCACTCACGACAAAGTTTTTGCATTGGGTTGTTTGTGCTTTTCTTACAATAGCACAGAGTTACTGCCCAGGCTTTCCACCTTTAGATCCTGCCATCACGCGATCTCTAATACGTTCGCGTAACTCAGGCTTTGTATATTTATTCTCCTGAGACATCAGGATTCGTAACTTTTTCTTCTAATATTTTAGCCCACTTACATGGACGCGTTATTGCTTCTTCTATCTCCTTACTTTTGATGTAAGGAAATTCTTTCGTTAATCTTGTAAAGTATTTTTCGAGGCGTTCAGCCTCGGAAGGAATGTGGCACTTCATGGTTGGTATCAAACTTCTCAATGATCATGTCAATTTTTTCCAGTGAGTCAAGACGGCACATCAACTCCGTAATTGCATTGATGGTGACGGGATGCTCAGTGCGTGCTGCAAAAGCAAGTGCATCGCGCAGATGACGACCTGCTTCATCCAAGGATCCTTTAACTTGATTAGAAAGAGCCATTACTTTTCTTGGTAGTACAACTAGATTAACACCAGATCCAACCAATCTGATAGGAGTCAAAGTACGGTTCTACCCCCAGGGATTCCATCAGCTCGTACACAAGGCGTCCCTTGCCATGACGGCGACCGTCAGGTGCTTTGATGTTGTCATCCACCACAATCAACGTGTTAGGTCCCAGGAGGCCAGACGCCGCAAACAATTCCTTCAAGTGATGGGAAGCAGGTGCCCAATCATGATTCCAATCCGTGATGTTGTACGAGTCCAAGTACAGCAAAGAGACGTGGCCATGCATCGTATCCAATGCTTCAACTGAATCCGATTCAATCACCTCGGCATGCTTGGTAGATGTACGTGCTAGCTCACAAGCCTTTGGGTCAATGTCAATTGAAATCAGTTGACCTTTCCCACGGATGTCAATGTAGTTATCAAACAACAAAGTTGAGCAGCCATCGCCTGTGTAGTTGTTTTCCTCTCGGTACGTACCAGTCTCAACAATGATTGGCTCGTCACACGAGTCAAGGTGTGCAAAAATTTTTTCAAAAGTTTCTTTACGAGCACCTAGCTGTGCCTTAAGAGGAGCAAAGTAAGTATCCCAGGTACGTTTCTTGGTCACAGGTCTACGCGTGTGTATGGTACGTCCTGTGATTGTAGCTCCCTTTCGTACTCGTCAGCCTCAATGGTCTCCACGTCCTTGTACGCCAGGTTGACAAAGCAACCAGTGCGGCACTCGTCGTCAAAGTCAAAATAGAACCGAGTTAAATTTGCAGTCATTTTCCAAAAACAAAACTTAGTTAAAAATTGCAACAACCATTTCCAAATTGCTGGCACAAGCCAGCCAAAACAAGAGTAGTACCCCTGAACACCAAGTAAAAACTTGTTCATTGGCGGGATGCAACCTCCATGAAAAACAGGTAAGCATCCATGCTAATGACTACAAACATAGCCCCAAGGATTGAAGCAATTGCGTAGTTGAATCCGTCCATGGCAGTAGGTTCCTTCATCTGTTAGACTAATGGTAATACACAAAACCATCAATGGTTGCTAGACTAAATACGTCAGACCCTTGGATTAAAGCCAAGGACGAGCAACCAGAAGTCATGCGGTCGTTGAATAGGACCGCAGCCAGAATTTCTCTTAACGGTCGACGTCACTATACAACGCCGTTACCCACTGGTCCTGCGCCCTCCGTAACCACTATCATTGGCGAGACCGCTTCCGAAGCAAACAAACGGAAGCTTGAAATGTGGTCGAAAGCAAATCCCGGTGTCAAGGAAGCTGCCGCCGAACGAGGAACCGCTATCCACTATGGCATGGAACAATACCTCAAAGGGAATAAAACTCCGGACATTCCTGAAGAGTATTCCGATTTTTGGTCGGGAATGCCATCGATATTGGACCAGTTCCAGGAGGTCCTTTGGGCGGAATCGCCGGTACTTGACAAGTTTAATTTTACTATCGGGTCTGATGACGTGGCTCGTGTGTGGGGTTGCGATGACGAGGGACGTGCCTGGGCTGGTGCTCCTGACATCATTGCTGTGGCTAACGGTAAGCTTACTCTTGCTGACCTAAAGACCAGCGTCAAACCCTATAGTCGTAAGTGGCCGAAAGATTTGGAGAAAGGGTCCCAAGAATGGAGAGACCTGCTTGGTGGTCATCTTAAGTTTAAAAAGACCTGTAAGCAACTCGCTGCCTATGACATTGCTATCGAACAAACTCTTGGCATGACCGTACAACAAGCGGCAATCTTGGTATCAACTCCTATTCGCACCCAGGTATTCAAGATCTCCCGCAGGTTTTTAGATTCATTAAGAGAAGATTGGTATTCTTTAGTAGCCGAGTACTACACTCAAATCGAAAACTGTGGTGTTTATGACTCGGATCTTATCTAAACTTTGCATCCGTTGCAAAGAAGAAAAGACCTTTGAAAGCTTTGGCTTTTCTGGCTACATCAAGAAAAATGGAGAACAAAGCCGCTCCACTTATTGTCGTGACTGTCAAAATGAATTACGCGTAGAAAGAAAATTTGGAGTTTCATACAGAGAATATAAAAAAATTTTTGAGGCTCAAAATGAATGTTGTGCAAACCCCGGTTGCAAAACCAAAGAGCCAGGTGCGCCTGGTCGTAAACGATTTTATATTGATCACTGTCATGCAACGGGAAAAATAAGAGGTTTATTATGCCATTCATGCAATCTTGCATTGGGTCATGTGCAAGATGACATAAAAAAACTAGAAGGATTAATTAAGTATTTAAATGATCAGTCAACCGATTGGGGGTATGCTAAAAGCCATCGTCAAGTGGTGGAAAAAAACTTGGTAGAATGACGCGATACAACCCCCAAGGGAAGATGGAGTGTCGGAAGCGGTTGGCATGGACGATTGCCTGCGAGCGGGCCGTTGTTACAAAAGAAGATGCTGTAACAATTTATAACAGACTTATGGATGAATTTAATGGGATGGATAAGAGAAATAAATACAAACAAGCTGAGTCTAATAAGTCTCAGTGATTTAACGATATCTTAGGAGACGTCCTGGGTTGGTGGCCGTAGGATGAAAAGACAAGCCAAAAACACATGAGCACCCACGTCATCGGCGTGGGCGAATGGATGCATACCCTTGTTAGCCGCATGGCCAATGCGGCGGATGGGGATTTGTTTTGTCTTCCAACGCCTATGCATTTACATGCTTACAACTTGGTAAAAGACGATCAATATCCCGATCGCAGCTTTAGAATCTCTCTTCCTACCCAACGAAATGACGCCGAGTATGAACCAGCAGGCAGTAAAACCGGGCGAAATTCGGCTCGATCTCATTCCCATTGACTGGCCCTTGACCCCACTGGGTCCCAACAAAGATCCCTACATCATGGGATGGCAGAACAAACCGTTTACTAAAGAAGAAATTGAAAATGAAATTATCAACGGGGAATGTAAAGCTATCGGATTACTTGGTGGTCCTGCCTACAACCATCCTTATGGTCTCGTTTGGGTTGATGTTGACGGACCATCCGTCTATGAGCTCATCGAACAAATCTCAAACCTCCCCATACTCGATGCGTTGCCTCCCACCCTTACCATCCTCAGTGGCAAAGCAGGCCGAGAGCGTCGCCTCTACAAAGTAAGTAAAGAAAAACAAAAGCATTTCATTCGTAACAAATACACATGGACCTCGCAGGGGTCCATGGAAAAACTTGAAATCTTGTGGAAGCGGCACCAAGGCGTATTGATGGGTGCACATCCAGATACGCAAGGTTACTTCACTGCCGAAGGTTTGGGATTTGAATGGGCAGACAAATTGCCTGAACTTCCGGATTGGGTATTGAATGGCATCATTACCAGGAATGCAAAACAAGGGCGTCCTGCTGAAGAAGTCTCACGCATCATCGGTAACTCGTTCGCAATCACCAGTCGCATTGGATTGGAACGGGATATGCAATTGGCAGTTGCTGCGATGTGGGCACTCCCCATTGAGGCAGTCGATGACTATGACATCTGGATTGCGATCGGACAGTCGCTCCATGAATTGGATGAATCCCTGCTTGATCAATGGGATGAATGGTCCAAACAAAGTGACAAATACAAAGAGAACGAATGCCATAAGCGTTGGTTATCCTTTACAAAAGGTGGTGGCCGGGGCATTGGTACGCTTTACCATCTGGCTGAGCAGAATGGATGGAAACGTCCGCAGGAAGACAAGGTTTCCTCCCCTGACGATGCTACGATTAATCTGGCGGCAAGCATTCTTCCCGAAATCGAAAGAAATGTGGAAGAAGAAATGAATCGCCTTCTCAACACTGCAACTCCAACCGACACAACTCTAATGAACATCGAAGACTATGGCGATGATGTACAACCTAAAAGCACCAAGAAAAATAAAGAGAAGGAACTCAGGCAACCTAAGAATGAAGTTGCGGACAAACTACTTGGAATCTATGCAAACAATCTGCTCTTTAGTCTTCCGCACAATCAATTCTTTATGTATGACCCTAGTCAGGGTTTATGGAACAAGGTAAGCAAGATTGAAATGCTTGGTGATATCCGTTCCAAGCTACAAGCTCTCATTACTAGTGGTTGGTTACGCGAAGGGTTTAGCTTTCAAATGCTTGATGATATGTTCAAGCAACTGCAAGCAATGGTCCCGTGCGATAAATGGCACGAGGCAACGGATGTCCTTCTATTTACCAACGGTGTTCTTGACGTTGCAACAAAGGAACTCCGGCCATTTGACCGTAATTTGCATATGACGCAGCAAATGCCATATGCCTATAACCCTCAAGCAACCTGCGAACCGATCATTGATTGGCTTCGTTACACGCAGCATGGTTCTGAAAAACGTACGCAAGTTCTTCGTGCATGGCTGCGAGCAACTCTTCTTGGTCGCCACGAACTCCAGAAGTTTCTTGAGTTGGTTGGTCCTGGTAAATCTGGTAAGTCCACCTACGCAAACCTATGTGTTGCATTGGTAGGTAAACGTAACGTCTGCTCCACAGAGCTAGAACAGATTGAGAAAAACCGATTTGAAACTGCAAGTTTCATGGGTAAGAAAATCATTCTGTTCCAAGACTCTGACCGTTATGGTGGCAGTGTTTCAAAACTAAAAGCCATCACTGGTGGTGACTGGATTCGTTCTGAGTTCAAGTACCAAGCAGATCAACTGGAGCCTTTCCAGTTCCAAGGTGTTGTCATCATTACTGCTAACGAAGCAATTCAATCCACCGACTACACCTCTGGTCTTGCTCGTCGTCGCCTCACTATTCCGTTCGACCGTCCTTTCACTGGTGGGCAAGCGCAACAACGTACCTTAATGGGTTTCGATAGTAAGGGTACTCCTGAAGGAGATTTTGCACCCTTGCTTCCAGGACTTGTCAACTGGATCCTGGCTATGTCTGAATCGGAAATGCGTGACTACTTGATGGAGACATCAAAGCACGTTGACTTCTTCCAGGCTTATGAGAAGGATCAAGCCATTCGTTCCAACCCAATTTTAGATTGGCTGGATAAACGCGTCATCTTTGTGCCCGGGGCGGAAGTTGCTATGGGTATGTGTAAACCTTCACCAGGGGGTGTCAATTACTATGTCGACTGGACCACGCAGGTGTATCCGTCTTACGCAGAGCATTGTCGTAGTGCCAATGTTGGTGTATCGGGGCGTTCTCGCTTTGAGGTCCTACTTATGGACATCTGTAAAAACCAACTGAAACTAAATGTCTACGCAACCAAAAAAACCAATGGGCTGGTAATTCACAATATCTTGATACGTGATGGTGTCAGGGATGACTACAAGTGTTACCCCTCCATCCTGGAAGTAGCTGCAGACCCTGCCAAGTACAAAGAAATGTACGGTGTTAACCCTGCGATAATGGAGGAATACATTGCGACAAACCATTGAGCAACGGTCGTCATTTGATCCTTGACCTTTATGGTTGTGATCAAAACCTTTTAGATAACTATGAGGAGCTCCAGCGTTTGCTGGAAGCTTCTCTTGTTTTGGCGGGAGCAAATATCTTACGTATCTTTGGTGAGAAATTCGAGCCGCAAGGCGTTACATTGTTGGCACTACTGTCTGAATCCCACGCATCTATCCACACGTGGCCAGAAGTAGGCTATGCAGCAGTCGATTTATACACCTGTGGTGATACGACACTTACTCATCGTGCTGCAGAATTTTTGAAATCAAAACTCAAGGCAACAACAGCGGAAGAAAAAGAGCTTGTGCGATCAATTGAACCAAGTAATTGTGTAGAGTAGGTCGGAGTTATTCCGATCTAATGTCTAAGAAAGCAAAACTTTTGTGGTGTGGTGACATCGTTGCCATGACCGGGTTTTCACGTGTGACCGAGAATGTTATCTCCCGTTTGAAAGACGACTTTGAAATCGTTGTCTTAGGTAATAACTGGTGGGGTGATCCAACGCCTTTGCAAGAGGAGTACAAGATGTACCCGTCATCCAATCGTCATCAGACCGCACCCTTTGGTGAGCAACGCATTCGTGAGATCGTTGAACGTGAACAACCCGACGTGGTATTTACGATCAATGATATGTGGATCATTAATGAGCAATACCGTCAGATCCAAGACCTGCATAAGCAAGGGAAATTTAAATTCGTTGGTTACGCACCAATGGATTCGTATGGCTGGATTGGTTGCCTAGATGAAACTGCTAATGATTGGGACGCCATTATTTCGTACACAGAATTTGGTGCACACGAATTTGTGAAAGGCGGCATCTATAAGCCAATTGCCGTCATTCCTCATGGTGTGACACCAGGGCAGTTCTATCCCATGGATAAGAATGAATGCCGTCGCAAGCTTGGACTTAAAGAAGACATCTTCATTGTGTTCAATGGGAACAGGAATCAATTCCGCAAACGGCAAGACATCACAATCAAAGCCTTTGCCAAGTTTGCCGTCAATAAACCAGAAGCACAGCTCTACCTCCACATGGGTCTCAAAGACCAAGGTTGGGATCTGATGGGTGTGTTTGCCAGAGAGATGTCAAGGGTGGGTCTTGATCCGAACGGACGCATCATCATGACGACGCAATCGGATGGGCCGCCGAACGTATCGGTGGAGATGCTTAACACCATCTACAACGCATGTGACGTGGGCGTCAACACCTGTAAGGGTGAGGGCTGGGGGCTTGTCAACTTTGAACACGCTGCCTGTGGTGTGCCGCAAGTAGTGCCCGACCATACGTCCTGCAAAGAAATCTTTGAGGGCTATGGCGAATTGATTCGTTGTGACCACGTTGATGTGGATACCAACTACGCACGTGAGATGCCATGCCCGTCCTCTGACCACCTCGCTGAGATTCTGGAGTATCTGTACCAAGACAAAGGTATTCGTGAATGGGTGGGCACACGTTGCCGGGAACGAGTGATGGATACGCAGTTCTCATGGGACACAGTTGCGTCTCAATTTGGTGGCATCTTTGAGGAGGTGTTGTCCCAAGACCCTGAACCTGTGGCAGAACCTAAAGAAAAACGGAAGGAACGGAAGGACCGTACGAAGACCCGGAAACTTGGCAAGTGACGTTTGATGGTACGTATGTACTGTGGAAAACGTACGGAGAGGGGTAAAACAATGAATACCGTCCTATTCAAGGATGAATACAGCCTTATCTAACCCTCTATAGGGTTTCATACGTTGTTAAAACAGTGTTGCATTTGTGGAAAAAATCATGAAGCCACACAGAGGTGCAACACTTTTTCAACACAGTATGAAACCCTATATCTAAGTAAATAAGGCGGTATTCACCCCTCCACAAGCCGGTATTCACAGTTTCTCTTGCGTACACTTCCCAACAGTGGTACAGTGTCATGGTCCCCACCACCAGGAGGTCATGGCACGCACCTACCTAGAGATGCTTCCGCTTTGGTACGTACAGGACCAGCTAGAGCTCTCTGATCAATACGCGACAGGTCTTGCGTGGAAGACGCAAGCACGTGGTCACAAGCCCGGTGACATGGCTGGCCGGCAGCATGGCAAGTACTGTTACGTCTCTCTTTGCGGCGCACGGTACCAAGCGCATCGCATCGTGTACTACTTACGTACTGGTAGCGATCCAGGGAACGCAGACGTCGTTCACGACCCCTCCAACGTCACGTACGACAACCGTCAGGAACTAGCCCTCAAACAACGCCGCACCCGTCCTGCGCCTTCATACCGACGCCGCACACGTAACGCCGAAGGAGAGCTGGTCTACAACCTGGAGAACGGTATGTCCTTCCACAAATACCAACGCCTTATCGGCAACCCACTCAGTTCCTAATCATGGCCAACTACACCAAACGCATCAACGAACTGGCTTCTGTACTGTCGCCTTTCCGGTACGTCGCCAACATTGAGTTACTTACGGATGCACAGTTAAGTGCACACGGTTATTACAGGGGATTTATATGCCCCCATGGGCATACCATTCGTGACAAAACCTATCACTGGTGTTACGAATGTGTTCGTAAAATTTCCAATAACAACTGTGGTTTTGACATCAACTACATTGATGGCTTGTACAAACATCGCTTGCTATCCATCTGGAGCAAGATACCTGTAAAAGATTTTGAAGAGTGCTGGGAAGCACCTGCGTTAACAAAGTCGCGCATTCGTTTTCCTTCCTATCGTTCTGCTAACAGTAAAAACCTAGCTGAAAACATTAGTGCACATAAAGTCATTTATCAATGTGCATGGGGAGATGTCGGCAAAATGGTTGTAACACGTACGTGCCGAAATAAAGATTGTCTTAATCCTTTGCATATGATTTCAAGTTGGAATCGCACCTTCCCACCCGTTGAGATCCAACCGTTCCATCACACGTTTGACCCCAGCAAATTAATGCACGCTGCAGATAACCAGCTAAAAGAAACACCTGAACCCATTATGAAAGCCAAGTACAAACAAACGATTCAACATCCGTTGGTGAATAAAAACACCCCGGATTATGATGATACACAGGAGCTGTATTACGGTTCATATGCCCAGGAATTCAGTAGTTAGTCAAGAGCAACGCACTAAAAATAATCCATTAGTACTTGGTACTTTTGATCAGCTTTCGCTGCGTTATTTACGTGGTAATCTTGGTGCAAAGTACCAAGTAAAAACCAACGGGTTTGGCGGCGGTACGTACAACAACTGGTTCCAGGTCAACCTTTCGGCACCTGCTTGGATCATTGTTACCAAAGGGCCGCCGCGCCCTACATACATCAACGTCAGCGTTTATGATCTCAACAACATCCCTCAGACAGATTTGCCTGTGTTCCAGGCTGATTCACTGACTGATGGTGTTAACAATCTAGGGGATGTGTACATTCCTTACCTTGACACGGTAATGAGTGTTCAATCTGATCTTTACAACACCTTTGATAGGTTGCGGCTTGATCGTGGTGATGACCGATACTTTCCTTTAGGCGTTGGTAGTTATTTAATTTGCATCTCGTCTACACGCAACGAACCCCTTAACTACGAAGTTGGTGTTGTTATCGAGCCTGCTTCTACCACTCAAGAAGGATTTTGGGAACTTGAAGACGTAGATGGCAGCGTTGCACTACAAGAGTACACAATTGATGTTCCAGAGATTGTTAGTCCTGTAGACACTGCAGTTATTATTCCACCCAATAGCGGCGCATTTAGTGAAGCTCTTTGCGTTATTGAATCTCCAGGGGGCAGTGTTACCGTTGGCCCCAACTCCACATGGTTTATTGGCACGCGCATTCCAAGTAGCAATATCAATGACTTCAAAATTGATTTAGAACCAGGTGATGATGCATACTACGATACTATTCATGACCACTCCTTGTCTGATTGGCAAAATGCATGGAGCAGGGAACATCAAGATACCGATCGTTTCCCTGAGGTCTTTATTCCGCTAACAAACAGACCATGATCAAAAAGCTACTTGCTTTATTTCGTAAAAAACCACGTAAACATTATCCGCATGTTGCTTGGTTGCGCTATTGTATGAAAAATCCATCGGCATCAGGGTGCCGCATGTATGACGTATGACTCTTTTAGATCCTCCTCAAAAGCCCAAAGAACCTAAACCAGTGCCTTCTAAAATTACGGAAGCCACTGAAGAAGATTGGCAAGATTTTTTTGCCGAGCAAGAAAACTTGGATTACCTAAGAGAGTTTGACCGGTAGAATAAAGAAAACCCACACTTACCATGAACGTAAATAACTATATCGAAGCTGCTCTCGCTGTTCATGCAGCGGCTTCTGTCATTACCGCCTTAACACCAACCCCAAAAGATGACGCGCTTGCAGTAAAAGCTTACCGCATCATCGAATTATGTGCTTTGGTGGTTGGGTGTGCCAAAGAACCCGGCACTGAAAAGCGTCGTCGCCGGCGTTGATCTCAGTAATCCCACCTAACACGTGGGTTTCCATCTCGTATACCAACGTGAACAAACCCTTTTGGTGCGCCGTACCCTAATGAGTATGGCCAATTTTTATCGCACCAAGCTTGTACTGCATTGCTGTCAACACCATCTACGTAAAAATCAATTGCTCCTGTTGATGGTGAATTATAAGTATGTTCGCTGTTTTTTGCACCGCCTACTTGGGTATTAATAGGCTCAGGCCTGGAGGCACTTGTAATAATTAACGGTTTATTCCCAAACTGTTTACGTACCCGCTCCAAAAATAAACACAGTTCTTTTGCTACAGCACATTGATACTGCTTGGTAAAACGACGAGCCTCTTGGTTAAGAGTTAATTCACCATAGGTGATGTTAGGTGTGATTTTATATGTGAATGGGCTCCAAGGAGTAAAATTACTTGCGTGCGGATCGGCATCTTTTTTCTCTCCAATGTTTTGGAGTTGTCGATCCATGATCTGAATCAGTTTTGTACTGTAGTCTGGATCAGTAGCGTACCCTTCTTTGACTAGTAGACGTGCACATTCATTTCTACTGGCTGCCCTGTTAACACCTTTGTGCCCATCAAAGTCTTTGTACCAACGATCAACAAGGTATGAAACACATGTTTTTAAATCTGGAAAATCAATAAATCCAGCCTTGATTGTGATCCACTGACCGTTGATAAATTCCTTTGTTTCAACCGTAGAGCCAGATCCTTTTAATCCAAAGTAATTGTTTTTACCAGAAGTGTGTTGACCCCAGCCAGATTCAAGTGCCCACTGTGCAGCAACACATTCGGGCCATGCGCTACCAGCTTTTTTTGCTGTTTTAACAACAACGTCCCAAGTAATGGTGCTTTCCTTAATTGGTTTATTGCGATACTTAACAGAAAAAGACTCCAGGACCTCAGGTGTTAACTGAGACTGGAGCCAATTCCATGCGTCAATTTGATGTTGTTCTTTGTTAAAGAACTCAGCAGCGTCTGTAAGTTTAATTGTCACAACACGACTATCAATTGTTTTTATTTTAACTGATAGTAGTGTCGTGTGTTTTAAACCTCAACGTAACCAAGTGGATGCGGTAACGGCGGCAAAGGATCTGGTACGTCCCAGGGGAGTCCTGATGCTTTGTTTAATTCCGCATCAACGCGTGCTGCCAAGGCGTTTTCAATTTCCTTAACGCGGTCAGACGTAAGGGCATCTTTGCACCAGCCCATGACGGTCTCTTTATTGAGACTGAGATAGGGCACCCATTTTTTACGGTCAGCGGGGGCAAGTTCAACAATGCCAGAAGTACTGACTGTGTACTTACCCGCCATCTGATACGCAAACCAATGGATTGCTGTGACTTCACTACCTGGATAGGAAGCGCTATCCGGAAGTCTCCGGTCAAGCAATGAAATTCCCCAGGTAGTTTTGTTCATTTTTCAGCTCTCAACAACTTCAGGATCAATGGCAGGTGCGGGCTCTTCCTCTGGAGCAAACTCAATCGTATCAATCAATTGACCAATGAGGTTTGCAGAAAAAGCAATGAGGTTGCCATCACCAGTAGCACGTGCAGAACCAAAAGAATTGATGGCGCTAACTAGCTGAGACTTTGTGCAAGCCATAATGAACAGATAACTTCAAAGAGTATAACAAAAATCACCAGGGAACGCCTGATTCAGAAGTTGGGTGTAGTTTGGCTTGGATTTGATTGTGCAATGCTTCTTCAATCGAAACAACTTGATCAACGCCAAGTGCTGCCAAGGTCCAGTTCACCGCTTCTTCTTTAGTGAGTTCACTGAAAGGAGTGAAGTTATCAGGGTTGGGTTCACCAAGGCCAACGCTGCCGTAGCAACCAGCAGTTTCACCGTCTTCCTCCAGTGATGCAGTCCAATGGACGGTGTATACAGCGCCATCAGGACAGGTGTCACCATCAGGAAGATGACGCTCAAGGGTAGCAATATCCCAAACAGTGTTAGCCATAGTCAATGATGTTTTCTTTTATTTTACCAGGTGTGATTAGTGAGTAGGTTTACTGGCTCTGGCTGGCTTCTATGTAGGCCACGATGGCCTTCAGTTCAGCAAGCGTGGCGTTGTTCTTGATCATGTTTGCTCGCATCGAGATGACTGCAATGTTGCCGGGCACATACCCCTTGCTGTTGTCGATCCGATCCAGGCTCGGGGAGTTCTCCACTTGATCGCGGTTTGATCTGCCAGCGCCAACACGAGCGAACAGTGGGATGCCCAACACCGGACAGGTTTCGGGAATCTCAATGTCGTCCTTTGTGATGGTGCAGTCCAGTCCGGCGATGCGAGCCCGATTGCGAGCCGCGTAGACCATCTTCTGCCGTGGATCCAGCTCCATGTACTTCTGTATCTCGCACTGACGGCAGCGTGAAATACGAGGCACACCAAGAATGTCCTTCTTTGCCCGCTTGACTTTGTAGAAGTCAGTCTGCGGTTTGTGCTCCTTGCAGATGTTGCACTGACGCAGCGCGGGACACGTCATCACCATGTGCTGATTGCTGAGCGCTTCCATGTGTTCGTAGCAGTGCAGACATAGACGTAATTAGCATCCCAGCATATCTCGCCAGCTACGCCAGTATCGGTAGCCGATGCCGGTGTTTTTGCTGTCGCAATTCTGATGCGATTGTCGTTTACTTGTAAGAGTGATCCGCCAGACTGCGAGGACGTGCCAACCAACAACCTTCCGGAGCTGTCGATGCGGGCGCGTTCGGTGTTATTAACCGCAAAAGCAACTGGATAGTTATTCGTAGATCCAACAATAAGCTCGCCTCCACACTGGATCTTGCCTTCTACAAAACCGCTTCCCTTAAACTCAACACTGGCGTTGGCAGGGCCAGAGAACTCTGCGACTGATGTCGACGCTGAAACAACGTCGAGTTGATAACTGGGCCCAGTAGTGCCAATCCCTACGCGGCCTGAGGAATCAATCCTGAGTCTATTTGCATTGGATACAAGATCATAAATATCAAAGTTTCTGGTAGCATCATCCGTGGCAACGGCATTACCAACCGCCCATTGGTCCGTTGCGGTACTGGCTCCATAGAAACGAATTTGGGTATTATTGCTTCCACTAGAATTTCCCCTGAACCTTGCCGCGACAACACCAGCGCTACTTGCAACGCAATCAAAAGCATATCCAGGGCTACTAGTCCCCAGACCTAAACGGCCACTGGAGTCCAGGCGCATTTTTTCTGTTACGGTCCCACTTGCTCCGGTCCAAAAGGTGATTTTGGCTGTGGAATCGGCGCTGTTTGACTGGATGCGGACATCACGATTCGCGGCATCAAAAGCAATTCGATTGAAATACTGGGAGTCAAATGCCTGTTGTAAAACAGTCCTATCATTAGTCCATCCACCAAACGTCAAGCTAGATCCGGCTGTGGCTATGTCTACATTCCCACTCGAATCAACAAGCAACCGCCCAGTGCCATTAGTCGAGATGGCTACTTGGTCTGCACCAGGGGAGTAAATGCCTGTGTTTAAATCACCTGTAAAAGTAATCGAAGGGCTTGCCGCACTACCTGCTGCAAATACACCCGATGTAATGGTATGAGTACCGCCACTAATATTAGTAAAATTACCGCTCGTAAAGTTAGCCGTCGTACCGGTTACGGTAACACCCGAAAGAGTACCGGTGACGGTGACGTTACCACTAAAGGTAGGATTCTGAACTAAACCAGAAAGCGTAACGCTCTTATCAATACCAGCATCGGTAAAAGTAACCGTATCGCACTTTAAAATCCCGTAAGCCATTTAAACTACCTCTTGTCTTTTAATTTTAACTCTGGAAAATTCAATCTAATGTAATCGACGTTCAGTTTTTCAACAGCAATCTCATCTGCTTTTAAAGCAGCCTCTTCCGCATTTGCATAATAGCCAAAGTATTCGCATTTACCATTAATTTTCATCATGATACGCCATGGTTTCTTGGGATATGTCTTGGTATAGACTACCCATCTAAATCCTGAGGTACTTTTCTTGCGGCTTCGGTTGTATTGATTTTGGCTTAACGTTACTACTCTTAATTCGTTTCTATTTTCTTCTGTGTTTCCATCCACGTGATCTACGTATTCTTCCGGCAAAATCAAACGATTGTTGAGAAGTGACCATCGTATTCTGTGACACTGGTAATTTTTTTGCTTGTATTTAACCCGCCAATATCTTGGTCCTTGGTTGGGCATGCTTCCTGCGGGTGAGCCCGCCTTTTTGCCTCCTTGTTTTGACGGATTAATTTTCCACGCCAAGCCAGACGGCCACAGCTCAGATAAACAAAAAACCTCTTGTAGCTCCTCAAGAGGAGGAAGCGGCTTGGGATAGTTCACATAAAACCAAAAGACTTCATACAGTATATACCCAGTAGATAATTATGGCAATATTACAAGAGGCCCTTGAATTACAAATCCGCTTGCACCACCTGATACGACGCCAGAACAAACAATGGCAGGTGTTGCACCAGATGGTGTTGTGACTGCAAGAGTACTACCGGTGATATTGGTAAACGTACCGGTTGCACCAGTGACTGTTACACCGGAAACAGTTGTAAATGTCGCAGTAACACCTGTGGTTGTTGTTCCTGTTAATGAGGTAAATGTCCCAGTTGTTGCCGAGGTTGTAACCGATTGAACCGTAGTGCCGGTAACTGTTGTTCCTGAAAGGTAAGTAAAGATGCCACTAGGGGAAGTAACCGTGCTTCCGCTAATTATTCCGGAGGAAACAATGCCTCCTGTAGAGAAAATACCTGTTCCTAATACGGAAAGGTTACCTGAAACAACGGTGTTAACAAAGACAATGTTTGTAAAAACACCAGATACCGCCGAGAGTAAACCGGCTTGTATGGTATCGCCAGTAATAACAAGCCCACTTACATGCTGGAATCTTCCCGAAGTACTTAAAACTGTGTTACCAGTGACTGTAGCCCCAGAAACACTCGTTGTAAAAGTACCTACTTGACCGGTTAAGTTTGTTGCAAGTACCGTATTACCTGTAACGGTTGCACCAGAGATGCTCGTGGTGCCAACAACTGTAGTGCCTGTGACAGTTGTAAATTGTCCTGCATTTCCTGTGACGGTGGCACCGGAAACACTGGTGGTTCCAATGACCGTGGCACCGGTAACTGTTGTGAATTGTCCGGCATTACCTGTGACTGTTGTGCCTGACACGCGGCCAAAGTTACCAGTAACCGAAGTAACCGTCCCTGCGTTAACAACAGTACCTGTAACAGTTGCCCCAGACACGTTGGTAAACGTACCAGAAACACCTGTTACCGTTCCAAAGTTACCAACGTCTCCTGTAATTGTTTGACCTGAAAGAACTTGTGTAAATACACCAGAGACTCCGGTGATTGTGCCAAAAGAACCTGTGTTGCCAGTTACGGTTGCACCTGAAACTCTAGTCGTAAACGTACCGGAAACACCTGTTACGTTCGAAGCAAGCAACGTATTGCCGGTAATCGTGGCACCTGATACTTGCGTAGTAAATACACCAGAAACACCAGAGACTGTTGAAAACTGTGCCGTAGTTCCAGTAACTGTTGTTCCCGATAGCGTGCCACTGACTCGTACACCGCTTGCAAATTGTGCAAGTCCCGTGACAGTTAGTCCACTTGCAACAGATAAATTCCCGCTGACGTCAAGAATTGGCGTTCTCAAAACCTGGAACGTGCCAGTGGTTGCGGCAACGGTTGTCCCTGTGAACGTCGTGCCAGTTACGTTGGTAAACGTGCCGTTTGTAAAAAAAGCACTTACACCACTTGTTGTAGTGCCCGTAAGACTTGTGAAGTTACCTGTTGGGAAAGACGCAGTGGCTCCTGTCGCCAAGGTTGTAAAGGTACCTGTTACTGCGTTGACTTGACTACCTTGTACAAACGTACCTGTTACCGTAGTTCCACTGATCGTACCGCTGACAGTGGCATTGTTTTGAACAACAATTCCACTAAACGTACTAAGACCAGACGCAGTTACCGTATTAAAACTGGAATTGCCACCTACTGTTAAATTGCCAGTGATCGTGACGTTGCCACTAATTAAAGCGCCACTACCAGGGGCATAATATAAATCGAGATAATCCCGGAATTGGGAAAAGGTAATCTTTTTGTTGCGCAGTGACGGGTCCACCTCAAAAACGTGGACCAGGGTCATGACATCCTGATCTACAATTTCGTTCGCTGCAATTGCAGGAAATTCGGTAATACGGCGGTTTGCCACCTATCTACTGCGCAATTCTTTTCTTTATTATAGTGCGGCTTATTTAGCGTACCCTAATCTCAAGACGTGGCAATAAATTAGTACCCAAGTACCAAAGCCCTTGGATTCCTGTTACAATTCCACAAGAAAGCAATAGTACCAACAGCAGTTCTGCCACGGTTAAATTACGCCGCACATACACTACTTGCGGCGGCATTTCTACAGACGTGCGGAAAGGTGCTGTTTGCTGGATGGCTAACTCCATCGCACGTGCTTTCATTTCTGCCAACGCTTCAGGAGTGATCTGCCCTTCTAAAGTCTGTTGCATGGGAGGTTGGCTAGGTGGAATTTGCTCTTCCATGATCACAAAGTTGTTTACAAAAGACTAGCATTTAATTGATCGGAGTGCAGTATGCCGTACGGACTACGCAAAGGCTTGGAAGACATTGCCTACGAACTGAAAGGAATCAGGAATATCCTTGGTTCCATGTGGCACAGTCGGTACTCAAACGCTGAGACCGACATCGCCAATCCCGAAATGTTTGCAGATGAATACATTTCGACAGAGGAATGCGGCAGGCGTTTAGGAGTCTCCGATCAAACCATCCGCAACTGGATTGCAATCGGTAGAAAAAACGCTGACAAAGGCTGGGTCGAAGGTATTCATTATGTCAACGTTTCTCCTGACGTCCACAAAAAAGCAGTCTTGCGTATTCCATGGAATCGCCTCATTCAATCCTTTGCTAAAAATGAAAACATCAATCTTAAAAACCTACGTGCGCAGTATCACTTGTATCATGCGACCAAAGAGGTTCTTGAGTGATGGCACATCGTTTCAAGGGAATTGATATCGATGCCATCAATATCGATAACCATGAGGAGCTGCTGCCTAAATCCCTGGCAGAGCAAGTGGAAATGTTCTTACCACCCTGGGGCTCCTTCGATGACGGTTGCTTGCGTCGCTACCTAGAAAACTTAAAAAACTATGAAGAAGAAGACGCCAACTCTGGTATGACCTTGGCCAATCGATTGCGACTGGCATTCAAAGATCTGAACCCAGACACAATCTGCGGTAAATTTCCACAAGCGGAGTTGCCTCTTAAACGTCGGTTGCGATGTGTTGCCGAGTATTTGATAAGGTCCGGGGAATTTGATAAGGTCCGAGATGAGCAAGGAAAGCTCTGCAAGAAACGCGGCGTGCTTGGCAAGTTGGTTGTCTTGTACCAGCCAACGCCAAAACTGTTAGAATCTCTGCATCGTCAAGGGTTGTTAAAAAGTGGATCGCCGTGAGAAGTTAATTGCGTCAGTCATTGGTCCTGAACTGGATGAGACCAAGGCAAAAATGCTTGATACTACAGTCAAGCTCATCCTTGGGGACATGGGCGCACAGTACGTTAAGTTCTGGGATGCAGAAGGTCCTGGCGTCTTGGTATTCCAGCCTGACAATAAAGAGCGCTCTATATTCTTTTGGACGTTAAAAGAAATTCACGCGGCAGAAGAAGATTGCGAGCATAACAATAACGGTGATCTTGCCGAAACATTACGACGCATCCTTGGGGCAGCACAAAAGATTGATCCGATGGAGAAGGCAGGGTACATCATCAATGATGACAAGGGTCTTCGCTATTTGGAAATAGCGTATAACGACATCGTTAACAATGACTGAGAAAGGTATTCGCGGCGTATCCGCCAGGGTTGAAGGCGCAGAACTCATCACCAACGCAGACTTGGTGCATGCTGCCAACGAACTTTTAGGCGGCATTGACTTGGATGTGGCTAGCTCCAAGGTTGCCAATGAGTACGTACAAGCGACTGAATACTACACACCCGTGGATGATGGGTTAAATAACCAACAATGGTATGGAAGCTGCTATTTGTTTCCACCAGCGGGATCATACTTCTGGGACCAAAAGAACCAACGGTGGAAGATGACACGCGCTTCGTCATTGACGTTGACTTCTTCGCATGCCGTATGGTTCCGTCGAATGTACCATGCATGGCTAGCGGACGAGATTAAGCAAGGGCTTTACTTCAGCAACTGCCCTGACATGATTCGATACGAGCCAAAGATCTTTAAATTTCCTATGTGCGTTCTACGTACCGTCCCTTACCTGCTCCGTAATCTTGATGGGAATGTAGAGAAAAAACAAACGTGCACGTCTTTCTTGGTTTACCTGCCTCCCAAAGATCGGTCAGGAGATGCAGTAGAACACTTCTGTAAAATCTACGGCGAACGTGGCCATCTCCTTGTAGACTGAACAAGCTATTGAGGTCTTATGAGCGTCCTGGCCGATTGGGAAATCAAAGAGCGTGCCGAGAAAGAACAAATGATCGAACCCTTTGTTGATCGTCTGATCAGCAAAGAGGATGGTCGGCGTTTGTTAAGTTATGGCCTTAGCTCTTACGGATATGACATTCGTTTGTCCCCTAGCCAGTGCCTAATCTTTGGTAAAATTCAAACCGGTGACTGCGACCCAAAAGCCTTTGACGAGAGTATTTTAAAACCTGCAGAACTTCTGGAAGATGAACGCGGCAAATACTTTCTTCTTCCTCCGTATGGGTATTGTTTAGGCGTTGCACAAGAACGTCTAAAGTTGCCTCGTGATGTCACTGTTGTTGCAGTTGGTAAATCGACGTACGCACGCTCAGGAATTCTAGTTAACATCACGCCCGCTGAAAGTGGGTGGGAAGGTTACCTGACGCTTGAGATCAGTAATTGTACTGGTCTATTCAATCGTGTCTATGCAAACGAAGGTATCACTCAACTGCTTTTCTACCGTGGTAATCCTTGTGAAGTCAGCTACCAAGATCGGAAAGGTAAGTACCAAGATCAACCAAATACCGTAGTATTTCCACAGGTTTAACTACGTCCAAACGATTGTTTGGGTTTGTCTGCATACGCGGTAGATCCTGCACGCCCACCACTGTCACCAGCCGTGGCACTGGTGGGTTCGTTAATCAGTTGGTTCTTTTGATATTTGCCAGCAGCACGTGCACTCTTCATGAAACGGTCAACGCGTGCCACTGCTCCTTTTGATGCGGAACCAACGACACCTCGTTCTTGCGGTCGCACGTACCGCAGATCCACGTTATAAGCTCTTCCAGGGTTCAGATCCGTTGGTACTCCAGCAGAAGTGCCGGAGTCCTTGGCTGCGTCGTAAGTCTCGGATCTAAACTTGCTCATACTATCATTATAGAAAGGATATATCGCTAAGAAAACAATGCGGCCCTCAATGTTTTTGCAAGAGTTTGCGGCAAATAATGATCAAGTAAAGTGCCGTTGTATTGGTTTTGAAGATTTTGGTGCGCCCCTCGATACCGAAACCAACGACGTACCTCTTCAAGATATGTATAACACGGGCTTAGTTGCTCCCATGGATGGCATGCAGCGCAACCCACTTAATATTGAAGGTCAAGGTTTATATGGTCAACGTCCAGGCTTGACGGGTTACATTCCTTCCATGGAAGAAGGTATGGAGTTATATGGTGCAAACCCCAAGCCTCCTGGCGTTCTTGGTGATATTGACGGTGATCCAGATGAGATGGAACTGCTGCTTTCCGCCAAACGCAAAGGCTTAATGCGTTAAAACTGCTAGGCTGTCTCAGTCGGCATTTTTACAATGGACATGTTTTCCCCTGTTGACGAAACCAATGGGTGTGTAGATGGCGTTTGTCCAGTACCCTGGGTTACCATTAAACCGCTTGAAACAACTCCCACAATCAAAGAGGATGTCGTAAATCATCCCTCGCATTACACTGATGGGGGCATCGAATGCATCGAAGCCATTGAGGCGGCTTTAACCAACGAAGAATTCCGTGGTTACTGCAAGGGAAATAACATAAAGTATATTTGGCGTGAGCGCCACAAAGGCGAGACAGAATCACTGAAGAAAGCACAGTGGTACCTAGATCGTCTTATTCAATTGGACGAAAGTCAAAAGGGATGAGCGTAGTGTAAATCGTCGTCATCGTCTGACTCGTCCTGCATACAAGCCAGGGCGAGTTCACTAAGTTCCAACTCACTAGGCAGATCCCACTCAATATCAATCCCTTCAGAACACATGATTTCTTTAACGGCTGCCCATTCCATCATCCGTTGGAAGTACAGGTTTAACAGTGCCGCCTGCAGTTCTTCCCAACACATCTCCTCTGTTTGCAGCTCAGCTTTACGCATGGCAAACTGAAGTTCTAAAGGTAATTCAAACTCTTTACGTGTGGATTCGTTCTCCATGGAAAGCCTGAGTACTGCATTTATTCTAGGACGCTAGTCACTTGAAAAGGCAGAGGCGTCGTCAAGCTTGAAACGGTTAGCAAATTCTGCAAGCGCATAGGGATTGATTGTCGCTTCCAAGGTTCGGATTGCTTCCGTCTCATGGGGCTTCGCACCATAGCTTCTAAACGCACGCAGCAGTACGTCTGTGGCAACCCAAGGCTTGGCTTCAACGTCGGAAAGGAATAGGTTGATCTCTTCCCTGCGTCGTTCCAGGAGACCACCGATGACTTGGTGATCTGCATCAAAGACCCACCGTGCAATTTCTTCTGTTACGCCAACGTAGTCATCGACCTCAAGACAGTCAATAATGGAGCTGTACAGGAAACTTTCCCAACCAACCGAATGACAGAACGAAAGTAATGCTTGGTGCATGCACTCGTCCAAGCCTAGGTTCAACTTCAGAAGTTCTGTGTTTAGAACGGTGAGTTCATCAACAAGGTACTCCAGGGCTTTGCGTTGTGTGCAGCACTGGGTTTTCTTTACAACACTGCCGTCAGGATAATACTGTGTACCAAATCCAATCGTGTAAGGCTCTGCACCTGTTTGAGGATCTGGGTAAGCAAGTTCATTGAAGCCTTCGTAACGACAAATTAAATCAATCGCTTGCCTGTAATTATCCATAGGGGTAACAAGTGTTACCCCCAAGTATACATAATTTTTACTTGCCTTGGCCGCGAGACAATTTACGCCCGTGACTAGGACGTGAGTTTTTACCGTCGCCTTGACGAGTCTTCTTAGGCTTGGACTCAATTAAGATCGTGGTGGACTTAGGCTTTGCCATACTGATGAAAAAGCGGCCTACACAGTTTAGCGACGTACAGCCATGGCTGCACCTATTTCGTTTTGAACTTCCCCTAATTGAATCATTCCTTTAATAGCTTGATCGCTTCCCTGAGGAGCAGTACCAAGTGTTCTTAAGGCGTTGTCCAGTTTTTTAAACTGATCTTGTGTAATATTTTCATACTGAGGTCCAAGAGTAGTCCTAAATGCTGGACTCAATAACATGTCAAATTCCAAATACTTTCCTGCTAACTGCATCACCATTTCGTTTTATGCGACCAGTACCGTGCCGACATTTTGTCAGGGTTAGAATCCTGAGCATTGTGTCTGGCGTAATACGATTTTTTACGTGCCTTATCTTTTTCTGTTCTGGGATTCTTGCCGGCGCCTTCTACGCCTTGCTGACCGAACCGAATAATCTTTTCTTCGCCTCCTTCACATGCTTTGACAACGTGTGATTTAGTTGCATGACCAGGAGTTTTTCTTGGCTTGTTGCACTCCATGGAATCCTTGTGGATCTTGGCGGCACTAGCTGCTTTTTTGTGCTTACTCATGATTAATACTTGGGTGTTAAACCTTTAAATGCACTAGTGAAACTACCAAGAAATCCTTGGCCTGACTTTGATTTTGCGGTTACTGTATCCTCGGTATCATCATCGTTATACAACTTGAAATAAGACTTATCTTCTGCAGAAGAGCTTGTCTTACTGCTTGTTTCTTCAGTGTTGTCTTCATCTGTAAACAAGCCTTCAATTGAACCCAAGGATTCAAATGGATCACTACTGTTTAACTTACTAAATATACTCCCTTCTTTAAAGCCTTTTCCTGCCTGTGTCAAAAGTTCCATATCTTCTCGATTAACGTCTGGCATAAACTCTTTGTAAAAATCATCTTCTGTTCCAGAAAACCCTGCGTTCTTAAATACGTTATAGAGTTCAGTTTCATTTGGGTTAGTACGCGCCTCAGTGTCTTCTGGACGTTGAATATAGTCTACGCCAAGTTTTTCTTGCGTTACCTTCTCTTTCTTTTCGTTCAAGTATTTGATTGCTTCACGGATTTTAGTTGCTTCTCCTGTTTGAAAAGCCTCTTCAATGTACGTCTTTACTTCTTCAATACCCATGTCTTTGCCCGAAAGCCCCATAGACTCAAGCACTTTCTCCCACTCAGGTTTATTCTTGGCAGGGTCAATACCTTCCAGCATCTTGTCTGCATACTCACGAGGTGTTACAAAGTTTAAAAAAGAAACACCACCTAGTTTTAATTTTTCATTTGCAATAGCAGGAAGTATGTCATTATCAATAAAAGACTGTGCAGCATTAAAGGATAACTTGTCACGCGCCGGGTCAAATCCCTGTTGCCTTCCATAAACCTGATAGTGCAATTTAGCAAATTGTGCTTTGTCGTTTAGGTTGTACCCATGGAAATAAGCCAGTTGGTTCCAGGTCTGTGGTGGATTTGTACCAGGGACAACTTGCTCTCCATTCCTTCTGGCATTGTCCCAGTCTTCAGTTACTTTTGTTTTTTGTAAATTGTGCTTTGAGATATCTACATCTCCTCCGGAAGGATTAAAATAAAACTCGGAATCAAACCCAGAGGTACCTGAGTTTTTGATGTCGTCTAAATATTTTTGTGCTCGTAAATCTGCCAGCGTTTTCAAAGAGTTCAATGCACTTTGTGTTTGGAAAATATTTTCCTCTCCTTGAGTCACATCCATGTAACTCATAAATTCTGACATAGAACGCGAGGTATTAAAACGAGGATTTAAATAACGCTTGATATAGTCCTCTGCAAATTCTTTGTCAATTGTGTATTGTTTAGCAGGGTCTTGAAAATCTGCAAAGTCAGCTCCTTCTTGATAGCGTTTTGTTAACGTTTCATCAAACCATTTTTGCCAGTTATAAACTGTATTTGCTTTAGATGGGATACCAGTTAGCGCAGAAAACTGTCTCTCTAAACTATCTGTTGATTTTTCTTGGTTCTGTCCTGTTAACGAAAGAAGACCTCCTACGCCAGTCTCCCCTAAAAGGGAATTAGACAGTTCTTTGTTTACGTTAAAAATCTCATCAAACCCTGGCATACCGCTGTAAAAATCAAACTGCTGTTCTTTGGCACGTTGTTTTTTATACTCGTTTAAAGTTTCTTTAAACGTATCAACGGTTAAAGATCTGAACTTATCGGCTGCCTCTTGTTCTTTTGCTCCAAGTACAGTAGTTAACTTTCCTTCAAGAAGTGTATTCCCTCGCGACATCTTTGCTTGCGAGCGAATCTTTTCTGGTAATTGAGTAATAGATGGAATTGTTAAGTAGCCACTCTTGCGATCTGCCGCATCTTCTGGGGATAAAGAAGAAATCCACTCCTTTAAGAATGCGGGATCTTGTGCTGCTTCCCATTCTTTCAATGTGGTAAAAGAACCTAGACCCAATACCTGATCGCGATACAATTGGTACTGTGCATCGGTCATTGGGATTTCTTTGAAATCCTCGGCGGCCTCCGCTTTGACAATTCGATTTCCTCGTTCGGTTTTACCATGTACAACTGCATAGTTATACTGTAAAAACGAATCTTGGTTGTACTTTCCAACTATTGAAACATCTGGATAAGCTTGACCACCGATATTAATAGTGCCTTCAACAGCTTTTTGCCACTGATCATATGCTTCTCTTCCTTGATCTGTTGTGACGTAGTAAGTAGGATCAAATGCTCCCATTGGCGGTTGATAAGCCGCGTTGTCTTTTGGATCCCAAGGGGAAACTTTGCCGTAAAAGGCATTAACAAGTGTATTAGTTGATCCTGATTCTGTTAGTATTTTTGATTCAGTTGTTCCTAATGCGTTTAAAGAATCCGCAATTTCTTTAAAATTAGTGCCATTGCTGCTGTTGTATCTATTTGCAAAGTTTTTAAATGCCTGTTGAGCCTCTGTCCCAATAGATTCTGTGTTTACCGAAATACTGCCATCAGGTTGAATGTTGAATTGACCGCCGCCAGGTAAAATACGATACTCATTTTTCCCACCTTGTTTATCCCAGTGGTCATATCCAAACCCTTCCTGGGCTGTTTCGTTAGTATATGGCCTTCCTTGGTCATCTTGATACACGGGTAGTGTTGTATACCCACCACGTCCTTTATCTCCTGGTGTATCTGGCAAACCGTTTGTGTTTACAATCTTTGGCGTTAAACGTCCTTCGTTTTTCCCTATGTTTTGATAATGTTTGTACCCCCAATCCCATTTTGATATGCCATTTCTTTTGTTAGCAGCTTGCCACGCTTGCGTTAAATCTGGCGCTGCGTCAACATATTGAGACCAATGAATATTGCCCCTGTCATTCAACCAAGTACTATAAGCCTGTGCAATATCGCCATAAGAAGAAACATAGTCATTAAAGACGCCCATTAGCACTCACCAAAAATAAAAACAGCTTGCTGTTGGATCCAGGCTTCAATCCTAGCAAGAGATGAAGAAGAGAAAAAAGATTGTTTTTCGTACCATTTTTTCATGTCCTCTGATCCTTTGTTTGCGTTACAACGTCTGCAACAAGGAATCAAATTATGTCGATTAGAAGAACCCGACTTAAACCTTGGAACAATGTGATCAAGGCTTGACGCCGAGTCACCACAGTATCCGCATTTGTGGTCCCAGGCTTCATATATGCTTTGTCTAAAACGTTTCTTGGCAAGCTTTGGAGTTAGTTCAACTAGCAGGGCGAGGGGCTCGTGCTCGTTGCAAAACATGCTGTCAATGGCCGTTAACTTATTCTAAGCTCACCTCATGGTTGCGAACGATTGCCATACTGATCAATCATTGTGAAATTTTGTACTTCAATCCGATCTGTTGCAAAGTTAAACAAACGTTGCAACATTGGGTACACAGATAATGATTGGCAGTTATATGGAGGTACATCCATTCTTGATAGTGATTCCCTGGCAAGTTTATCTTTTTTAATGGCGTCTATTTCGCTATCTGTCTTTGCTACTAGTTGCCTTTCCCATTCAGCCATGCTTTCTATGTCAGTCGGAAAATCAGATGGCTCAGGAGGAAATACGCGATCTGCAAATTTAAGTGAGTAGATGTGTTTACAGTAACGCAACTCATCTAACACAGGCGTCCATCTATCTTCAAGGGTTATTAATGTGTTTTGTGGAATGGAACTGCTATCAAGAGTCTCTGTTACAGAGGTATAGTCAGCAAAGGTTGGCATGCCTTCTGCAGAAGAGCCTTGCGTGCCAAGGTTGTCGGTGCTGCGTGTATAAGTACCACCAAAGTCCGCATAGAGTCCTGGGCTGTCTCTTGTCGCATCACGACTAATGACTCGATCTGTTGTGACTTGGTTTGTCAGATCAAACGAAGGAGGTGCTGTAATTTCTAGCGTCAAGTTGATGGAGGAATCTACTTGCGCAGGAGTTCTCAAAATACCATCACGCTTGGTGAGTTCAAAACGACCTGGTTTAACCGTGGCAATATTAGTTCTTGGGAATAACTTGCGAGGATTCTCCGAAGATACATAGAAGTAGTCTCGCCGTGTGAAATCTTGGCATGTGCAACTGTATCGTGCGCCAGAGTTTAAGTAACGTCCAGGAGTGAATCCAATAGGCGAAGGAGTGACAAAGTTTTCGTCTGATGTTGCTTGTACCGAACCTGACTTACGGAATTTGAGGATGCCAGTGTTTTCGTTGATGTCTAGTAACACTGCAGATACGTAACCATACCGTGTTTGTGTATTGGGGTTGATTGTATCAATTTCAATTAGATCGCCACCGGAAGTAACAATACGATCCTCAAACACTTCCGAAATCAAAGGCTTCTGCCCACCAGGGAAAAAGAATGGCGGTGGCAATGGGTTTAATGAACTCCAGGTGCCTGTTAGTTTTACGTACCAATAGTTTTTGTCTTCTGTTACAGCTTCAACGGATAAGTTGCTGGTACTTACGGGGTCGGTGTATAAGTCAGTTCTAATGGCTCCTGCATAGCGCCATAAACACCAATGCATCCCAAGCTCTCGACTCTTCGTTGGAAAGCCAATAAACGCTCCCTGGATAACAATGGGAGGACTAGGAGCAAATACAACGTCTGGAATGTTGTACTCAAATTCGTATGTAAAGTATTGTCCGTTTGAATATATTTCGTAGCCTCTACGCCAACGTGACCATGCCGACTCCCTGTCGATCGTCCAGATTGAACCAGGAAGTGATCCTTTGGAAAACTCCCCTTGAATTGGTTTTACTTCTTTGGGGTTTATCTGTTCTTTTATTTTACCAAAATCACCGAAAGAACCAGTTCCTCTTACACCAAAAGAGCTGCCTCTTTTTGACATGATCAGAAGAAACCGCCTTCAGCGTAGACGTGTGCACCAGGGATGTACCCAGATGCGTTAGGACCGTCCGGAAAGACACCAACGTATAGACGGTCGCCACGCTCCAGGTAGATGCCTTTGTTGCGCAGTGGTGCGGTTTGTCCAAGGCCGTTAGTGTTTCCTGCATGTGCAACAGGAGATGCGATTTGAGGCATTACATCAGAGCAATCAACTTGTTGAGTATTGGCAGGAACACGCTTGGCAAGTATAACTTTGTAATCGCCACTTGCTGGAATTGGTTGTGTAGTACCACGGGTTTGGTATACGACAAACGTTACTTCTGGTTGATAAGGACCAACAGTGCCTGCATAGGAAAAGCCACTCGCGTCAGGCGTCGCAACACCAGAGTACCGAATTGTTCCCAAGGTGCCGGTAATTGCTGTAGCACCTGTGTAGGTATAGTAACCAAGGCCACTCTCGGCTGCTGGTGTGTTAAGTCCAGTGGCGGTAATGTAAACAGACTGCCCGCTAACTAAGCGAACTCGAGTGCCCGTCGTTGCGGTCTCTAGCGTGTAGTCCGGGTTACGGTAATAATCGTTCCTTACAATAGTGATGGAGTCAACAACGCCACCGCTATTGTTATCTTCTTGCAGTGCGGCATCCATGTCGACCAGAATTGATGGAGCTTGTCCGCCTTGCACAAAGAGTGTGTTAGCAGATGCGCTACCAACGGTCTGAGTCGTGACTCTTACCGAATCAAAAAGAGGCCTGTCAACTAACAGGGGCTGCTTATTTGTATTTGTCGAAGCCAAGGGTCTACAGCACTAATATCCACCATTATACCTGAGTTTTAATAACCAGGTGTGGTTAACGGATTGATGATACCTCCTAGGTTTTTGCCAAGGTTTTTGCTAACCCCAGACAAGAAGTTGGCAAACTTCTGTGCTGGATTGGGAGGTGGTGGAGCACCTTGCATTGCTTGTTGCATCAACTGAAGACCCATTGCTTCTTCAACTGTAGGGCCATAGGAAGATGCAGTGCTCGTTGATTGCGGCTGACTTGTACTTGGATTAGTTGCGTTAGCTGCACCAAAAATACCAAGGCCTTTGTTATACAGTGTAGAGTTCAAAGGATCAAAATAGTAATTACTTTTACCAGGGACTGGCATGTAGTCACCTTGTTTTTTGCGTCCGTATGCAGATACGCCTCTAAAAGACTGTGCGCCTTGAGATTTTCTGAACTGCTCACCAACCAAAGATGGGTCGTTAACAATATTACGGATGCGATTGTATTCAGCTTCGCTTCCTAACTTTTGAGCACCAAAAGCTGGGTCAGCTAGTTGCTGCATTGAATAATCAAAAACAGCTTCGTACTGACCAGGAGACTTCGCAATGTTTCTAATATCAATGCCACCCCAGTTGCCAGCTAAACGCCGAGCAAGTACGTTAGCAGCAACTGCTGCTGCGTCTTCACCACGGCCGCCACGATACCCTTCCAAACCAGAAAGCACCGTAAGTGCGTTAACTTCTTCTGGCTTTAAATTAAATAACTGCTGTACTGTTTTTGGTGGCATATTACCTCCTAAATTATTCTCCTACCCAATTTGAATCTGCTTTGAGTCCAGGAATAAAAACAGTCTGTACAGCGGCAACAAGACTGATCTTCGTGGCTAAACGCTTGACAAAATTAGGACAGAGAATCATTGGTTTAAAAGCAACAACACTGGCCCCCGTAGATCAAAGATCTGTGTCCAGTAGGTTGGGCTTACATGCTGAGCAATGCCAAGAATTAACGTTTGGTGTATTGGTTTAAAAGCTTTTGGAACTCTTCTGGACTCATGTTTTCAAAACGTGGATCAGCAAAGTTCACAGGCGGTGCACCTTCTCCACCAATAAAACCAGGGCCTGCGGGATTCAACATAGCATCTGCCATTGGTACGGCGGGTGTGGGGCCTTGAGTAGCTTGGTTCCAAGTGAACTCAGCTCGCTTTTCCAGGGATGGAAGTTCTTGGATACCAATACCGCGTTGAATTGCATCGTAGCCAACAGCGCCTGGTTTTACTTTGGAAGCAAGGCCACCAGGGGCGCCATACTTTGCTGCCCAAATTGCCATGCCTTGGTCACGTACCTTAGCACGTTCATCAGCAATTGCTTGCTTCTGCATGTCGGGGTTAGCTTTCACCATCGCCTCAACCCTGGCACGCTCCCGTTCGTACTCACGGTTTTGTGCAGCGTACGGATCAATAGGTGCAAAAGAACCGGGACCGGGAGAACCACCTCCGCCGCCTTGTGCTGCTCCCGGAGAACGTGGGGCACTGTTTAAACGTCCCGAATAATCGGTATTGGCTCCAGGGATGTCGCGACCTGTTTGATATTCTTGAAAACGACGTGCACGTTCCCCTGCACCAGAATAATCTGGACGCATGAATTCTGGGTTTACGATTGGACGACGTTGAATCGCTCCACTTTGAAAAGGGTTGGCTAATTGCTGTAGATAATTTCCAACAGCACTACCGCCGTAAGGCATTTGATTTTTACCAATCATGTTAGCGATGTACGCAATTTGATTGGTAATTGTATTACCTGTAGGATTACCGGTCATAATTACCTCCAAACCTCATGTAAATAAATGCGTGAACCAACAGCAGTGTCGGCAGGGCCAGGTAATGCCTGGATGAATTCAGCACCAGAACGTTCGTAACGATAACGAGCCTGGAACGGATCTTTGTAGTTTGGAACGTAAAGAATCTGTGCAAGTCGATTGGTTTCGTAGAGATAAATCTCGTCCCAAACCTTCAAAGATTCCCTGGCATTGCTGGAGCGAATTGTACGATCCACATCACCAACGATGTTCTCAATACGAGTAGAAGGCGAAGTAGCAACTTCGGTTTTCTTCTCGGCAGTATCGCAACGACCAAGTTGAATAATAACTTTGTCGTAGAAGTATGAATCCGGGATGGTATTCATAGCTTCTTCCAGCCGACTGTAATCGCCCGCTGGTACGGTGACCGTGAAGTAGCCGAGGTGGTATCGGACTCTACTTTTATCGAAGTCGCTGAGATGCACAGCTTAGTTCCGTATGTTTTTCATTATAAGCTCATTGGATTTTGTAGAACTCCAAGGCCTCCCATTGCTTGCATCATTTGTTCCATCGTTGCGCGATGATCAGTGCGTTGCGGAGGATTAAGTAATTGTTGCATCATTGTTGTTTGCATTTGATCTTGCATATAACGTTTCAAAAAATCTTGTCGTGTTTCTGCAGTATTTGCATCAGTAGTAGCGCCTGGACTAACAACTTGACCAGTGGGAATTAAGACTTCAGTTTCTGTTTCAGGGCGATCAACGTTACCATGGCCAACGCGGAATACAACTTTACCACTAGGATCTAAAGCCTCAGAAAAATATCCATATCCTCCACCACTACCGCGACGAATCTTGCCGCCTGCAATGCCAGGTATGTAAATAGATGCGTCTTCTACAGCACCTTTATCAAACCTGCTTTTACCTTTAAAAGGTACATAGAAATCAAAAGAATCAAATCCAGGACTTTGACTATGAGCGTGCGCCGCTGCTGCTCTTTCTAGTAAATCAATTTTATCTGATAGATCTGCTGCTGTATTCCACCTCCTTCCAGCCACTGCGTTGTTTGAGAATTCTATTTCGCGCCCATGAGAACCGTATTGGTTTGCCAATGCATCCATTGCTTTGACTTTCTCAATAGCAGGGAGCGACTTTAACGCTTTCCAATCAATGTGATAGGGAGAACTGCCACCAATTTTATTACTAGGTCCTGTATATCCACTGCGATTAACAGAGTATGCCATGTTGTTTTATTTCTTATTTTACGTGCAAAAAACCCCCGGTTTCCCAGGGGCTAGATAGGAGATAAGTATCAAACTCTGATCAAGTCTGCTGCTAAAACCGCGTCCCAATCAACCCGTTTAATTTGCTTTAACTGTTCAAGATTGTTAAACCTTTCACCCGATAAGGACATCTGAAGATCTTTAATTTCTCGAGCTGTTTTCAATCCGATACCCTTAATATGATCAGCGATCATTTGTGGGGTAGCGCCATTGATGTTAAGGCGTGTGTCCGGGGGGAAAGTGCGTGGTTCTTCCTGCGATGCTTTATCTTTCACGCGAAGAGTTTTTACTTTCTTCGTGGCTTCTTCATCAGGTGTGAGTTCAGTTTTGTAAGCGGTATAAAGGCGACCGTCCTGGTCTTTGACCATGAACCAATCGCCGTTATCCCATTCGCTTACAATCTCAACTCGTGCACCTGTTTTTTTATGCTGATAAAGCATATCTGCAGTTGGCGTAGACATAAGACCAGTTGTTCACTGGTCTTAGTTTAACCTAATCAGCTAACAACACGACCGGTGAGGTACATGTCAATATCTTCGTAACCAGGGGCGACATCAGGTTGGATGTAGCACACTTCCACAACCAGGTAACCAGCGCGGCTAGCGGCACTGTCAGCAGCGGAAATATAGAAACCACCGGAAGTCGTGGTGCTATTAGCGGTTTCCTTAGCGAACACTTTGAAAGTGGTCGAGCTATTCAGCGAGTAGTAAGCGTTACCAGGAAGAGGACCAAGTACGCCGGAGCTCAGAATGAAAGGATTGGTGCCGTAACCAGCGGTGCCACCGGAGAAATAAATTTCACCAGCTTGAGTACCAGAAACGGTAGAGGTGAGGTTGGCTTGTGCCACACCTTCACCAACGCCCGAAGCAGCGGTGGGGTTGCCACCATTGCTACGACCGAAAGAAATCACGTTGCCAGTTGCGGCATACACACCAGAAGCAACAGTGCCATCCCAACCGGAAGCAACGGAAATCGCAGTGCGATACACGTAAGCGGGCAGGGTGGAGTCACCAGAGATCACCATACCGGTGATGTTGGGACGAGTGTCGTCTTGGCGGTAAGGTGAAGGAACGATCACATCAGCGGTAGTGGTCACGGCAAGAGAGCCGGTGCCACCAGAAATGCCAACGACTGGCACATAACCACGCTGCTGGAAGTAACGGTAACCAGGAGTAGCAAGCACCGAAGTAGGGCCTGCGTTGGAACCGGTATCAGTACCAGAGGCGTTAGGGTTGATATTGCGATACCAACCGTTGAGAGCATTATTCCAGTTACCTGGATAAATCTTTTTAGCCGTTAAATAAGTCATCTATCTATTCCAGATATGCTTGTTGTTATCAGATGTTGCCATCATCTTGAATGAAGCTGAACGCGGTGGTGATGAAATCAGTGTTAAGGATTTCAAAACCAGCGTACAGTTGCCAAATCAGAATGATGAAGCGGCTGAAGTCGTCGTTGTTGTTGATCAGCACCTGAGCATTCGGGCCGCCGATACCAACGCCAACAGCTTGAGGACCGAAGAAGTAACCTTGGGCAACTTCCTTGGAAGCATAAGTAGAGCCGCCATCGAAAGAAGCGGTAATATTCTTGCTTGGGAAGTTGGTCGATTCGAAGAATTTCACACCTTCGAACTGAACGCCAGTAGGCATCACAGGTTCGCCAGCCAGGAAGTAACCTTGACCAGCCTGGGGACCCATGTAGAAGCTGGCGTTGTTAGGCATCATGGGATTACCCATGTACATGCCTTGACCAGGGTTACCAGCGTAACGAGCGATCTCACGGAAGTCTGGGTCACGACGCAGGTGCATCATGAAGACGGGATCGCAAATGCAACGATACAGACCATCAGAGAAGGTCGGCACGTTACGCTTACGCAGGTCCTTAACGACGTTCAGAAGGTCGGTACGAACTTGGAACTGCTGCACATCAGCAGTGTACTCAGTGCCGGTGTAGCTAATGCGACCAGAAGAATCTTTGGTCTTACCACCAGCAAAGTAGTAACCGCCTTGCGAAGTAGAGGCGGCACCATTGGCTTCAGCTTTGGCGAGTTCATCAAGGAACACGCGGTCACGCCAACGGCGATAGTCGTCGAGCAGCGTCAGGCTACCGATCGACTGGTGGAACATGTTGAGGTTGCCAGAGTCCAGAAGAAGGCGCTGGGCCGTAATCAGGGTCTCACGAGCAATCTTGAAGGTCGAAGGTTGAGTTGGATCACCCGGGTCTGCAGGACCCGTGTATTCCTTCAGCACAACAAGCACCTTCTCTTTGGTGATGTTGCGGCTGTTGGCAGTACCGATGGTTTGATCGGACACACGCTCACGGCTGTCCTTAGTACCAGGGGTACCCCAGAACTTGTAGCGGTCTAACTGAACAGTTTGACCAGGCTGACGAGTGAAGTCATGAACGACCACAGGCTCGACTGCCATTTCTGCGATGTACGCAGGATGGGGACGGTAAAGTTCCGCACCCAAGATTTTTGGAAAGTCATTATCAATAAACACTTTGTTTCATCCTCCGTGTGATCGTCTAGGAAGTGTTTGTTATCGGGTAAAAGATTCAGACATTTCCATGTCTTATCTATTAGAAATTTTAGCAGTTAGTAACTTATTAGTTACGTATACTGCAAAGTAGGTGTGGCAGTACGTGCCATCAAGGTATTGCTGGATCCATAACGCTCTGGATCCTCACCTTGAACGACGTTCATAACACCACCACCAATCGTGCCACCAAGTGCACCTGCACCAAGAACACCAATCCCGGTACCAAGTGCAAACTCAGCTTTGGGACTAGTAGAACCAGTCTTAACAAGTCTGTTCATATAGCCTGGCCCAAGAGTTGCTCCTACTCCTGCACCTAAAGCACCGGCGCCTAACGCTTCCGCAATTAGACGACCGGGACTTTTTTCTTGTGCTTGACCGGTAACAACGTTTCCAAGAGTGGCAAGACCAGCGGCGGCGGCACCTGCACCAAGAGTCGACAATGCTGGGTTCATTGCTGCATTTGTTAATGCCGCCTTACCCCTTGCGAGTAATGGATCAAACTTACCGGCCAGTTTCATTGCCTCACTCCATTACAAACAATTTGTTTGCAACAACTTGAGGTTGGGCTTGATTCAGTAAACGCCAAGCGTTTGCGGGATCCATATCCATCTGTTGCTTAAAGCTACCCCAGAAGTTTTCAGGACGTTGGGGAGCAGTTGCAGAAGGAGGTGCTGGCATATACGCATTCATCGCATCAACAGGTGCGGTGCGATAACCAGGAGTCTCGAGTTCTGCCTCGTTTTCGTACACAGGGCACGGACCTTCAGGACCAAAGAACTGCAGGGTGTAATCGCTGAGAACATCGGGGTTCGTCAGGATTTCGTTATAAGCAAGGTTCTCTTGGTGCTCGTTAACTGCAAAACTGGCATAACCAGTTAACAGACCTTGTGCTTGTTGACCCCATGCAACAGCACTATCCAGCATGCCCTCAAGATTAAGAGCATATTGGTTAAGAATTGCTGGTGCTTCCCAGCCGTAGTTATTTACTACGAACCGGCTTTCGTTGCTTAGATTTAGGCTGTCCGCCACCAGTTGGCTCAGCGACTGGCCGTTGGTTTCCGCGGAGGCTGTCGAAGAAGTTTGGGAATAATTGGGCGAGTATGTCTGGTTGGCTTGCGAGGTCTGCGGAACCGATTGATACGTACCCTGGCCGTTGGCCTGTCCGTAATTGGCTGGACTGTAGGTCGTCGGTGCTGACGGTTGACCCTGGAACGGGGATTGAACTGGGCTGCTCAGAAGGCCCACCACCTTGTTGAACGCCGATTCCCATGGATTGCCCGTCGTCTCCGATGGGGATTGGGGGGCGTACTGAGACGGGTTTGATTGGTAATTGGGGGCCGCCTGTGGTACCGCTTGGGGGTAGCTCGTACCCACCTGATACTGGGCTGGTTGTCCCACTGGAGCTGCTTGGTAGCTCGGCACCACGTAGCTGCTTGGAGCCACCGCTGCCGGAACTTGGCTCGTCTGTGGGATCGATTGGACGGTAGCGTCCTGCATAACTCATCTCCTTTTGTAAAGCTTCTAAAGTTCGATACAGATATGGCGTTAAATCCAATCTTGGATCCGCAGCCATCGGAAGATCCGGTGCTTGCGGGTGAGGAGTCTGCATCATGCCCCCCACTAGTTTAGAAAATGCAGCGTATGCACCCTGCAATTCGTTCACCATCCTGAACGGAAAGCCAGATAGCATTTCCGCTCTTTCCTCATCTGTTTTAGATGGGAAAAGATATTTCAGTGCTTCAATGCTATCAACCCCTAACTCTTGAAGGTTTCTTACAACAATTGAGTTGTTAAGAATATCTTGCGTAGAGTCCTCGTAAACAGGGCCTAGCCAGCGCCACAAAACTGTTATGTCGCCATCTGGAATTAACCCCACCACACTAGGCGGAATCATTTGCGTTTCGATGCACGCCATCATAATTTGCTTGAGCTTTTGCTCATACATCTGCATGGCTTCTTTATACAGCGCTTGTTGTTCTTCAGGTGCACCAGGTTCCAAAGGAATTGGTTTCTCAAGCTGTGCTGCTTGTGCCAAGGTTGATTTGAAGAGTTGTTCTTCTTGATAAATGATTAATTCAAAGCAACGACAAATACCATGCTCATAAATAGCATTTGCTTTCTTCTTCGTTGTTGCGGCAACACGACCAAAGAGTGATTTGTATTCAGTAGCGGTAACACCTGCGGAAATAGAAAGCTCATCAACGCCGCCAAGGGCGGTACGAATCTCTTCTCGATATTGGCGACCAAAAGCATTCTGGTCTCCGGTGATTGCATCTGGAACAATGTAACCAACTCGATCGTTTGGTTCCAGGTTTGCAATGACGCGTGGCACTCTGATCTGTGCTTCCATGCCACGACTGACGGGATCAGCCTTGAACATGGACGCACTCATGGGGGATTGGCTAGCAAACCCTGAGTTAGCGGCAATCGAAGGACGCTGGATCGCCATGTCACCACCGGACTCCATAAGGTCGGTTTTGGGACGCGATGACAACAGCGTTGGGTTACCAAAGAACGTGATGTTCTTACGCATCGTACGCATCAATTCATCGTGCGTACAAATGGCATTGGCTAGTGCGTCAAAGTCACCATATCCTTCTGCAGAGAAGCCCTGAGGATTGTTGGTAATTTCAACACATGGAATGAAATTGAGGGTGTTTGGAAACTTCTTGGTATCACCCGTCAAGGTGTACGTGGGCATATCAAAGTTGAGTTCAGATTCAGAATGAGTCTCTTCGATTGAATCTGCTTTGATTGACAAACGAATGTATCTCTTTGCTCCAGGGCTATAAGCGTTGTTAACACCGGGAGTATTGGTAAGACTCTTCATCTGGATGTCACCAAAGCCATTCATGGCCTTGCGCACCTTATAGCTGTAGATGATTACAACTTCATCCAGTTCGCCATCAACGTTGTAATAGGAACGATATTCGTGTTTGCGGAAATAATACAGACGGTAATTGTTTTTAGTAGGACGGATGTAAAAAAGTCCTTGGCCATCACAAATGAAATACTCCCAAATGGAATCAAGTCTCGTATCAAGCTTGTTGTATTTGCAAACGCGATCAAGGAAGTCTTTACGTTGTGAGCCGAAGTTATCTTGGGATGGGAAGAATTCAACTCCTTGGCGAATACCAAAGAGTTTCATCTGTGCAATATGGGACGCGACAATGCCTGTGTCAACCACAACGCCACTATCTCGATCAAGATAAGCGTTGACAATTTCTTGAAGTCTGGCTTTAGCGTCCGCCATTATTTGCTTTGGTTATTGAGTAATACTAGCAGGTTTCAAGAAACCGTCATATTTGAAAACCCAGCAGGGAGTGTTCCCCGATAAAACGTTGCGTTGGCTGCATTAGCACCATTGGGAAGATTGCTCATCGCCGCACCATTCCCTGGAGCACTTGGGTCATAGCGTCCACCCATCTGCGCCATAGAGCCGTAAAGATTACTGGAACCAAACGGACTACCTGCCATCGGAAGCTGAGGGAATCCTGGGGCTCCTGGCATTGGCTGCGGCTGCCCTGGGCCATACACGTCATCAATGTTCTTGCGATTCTCACCGGGAAGAATGGGCTTGTCCTTATTCTTTGCACCCGGAATTTGAAAACGAGGATCAAAAGGACTTGCGGCCATTACTCCAAGGGGATTGCCAACTTGGGAACCGTAAAGACCACCCGGTTGCGGAAGATACCTTTCCACTCTAAATACTTTCTGCTATTGGGACTATTCTACTCTTCTATAACTTCGTAGCCAGCGGCATCATTAACTTTGGTAATGATAATGCCGGTGCCACGTACATCCCAATTAAGGACGTCGCCTTCTTGCCAGCCAAGCTCTTCGACTACTTCGTCGGGAAATGTAATGTACTGGTCTCCGTTCTCATCCTCTTGAACTTCAAGAATGTAACTCATTTTGATTCGAGCAATTTCTCCATTAGCTTATCAAGCTTATTGTTGATTTGATTGAAATTATCATGCATTTGCTGGATTTCTCTTAGGAAGTCTACCTTAAGCACGTAATCTAAAGGCATGCGTTTTAAGTCGTCTTCCAAAACGTCAATCCTTCGTTTCTGCGAGCCGATGTAATTAAAAGCTTGTTGGATCTGGTCGTTTTGTCTTCCAAGGATTTTACCTGCGACCCAACTGCCACCGGTAATAGCGGATACAACGGCCGTTAAACCAATAGCAATATATTCAGGCCCCACGACCAAATTCGCTTTTTTCTAATTCTAAGGTTTAGTAATCAAGTTTACTCTTTTAGTTCAACTTGTTTTGCATTACACATAGTGGTAAATTTTTCGGGGTTATGTGTTTTGATACGATGGCAATTTGCGCAAAGTATTTGGCATTTTTCAATCTCCTCCAGGATTTTAGAAAAACTGTGTGTCATCATACGCCCAACACCTGCATTTTTCTTATCTGGATCTAAATGGTCAAAATCTAATGCGCAGGCGTCTTTGTTGTATCCGCAGCAAGCACAGCCACGTTTTACTTTCTCTGCCTGTACTAATTCTAAGTTTTGTTTGCGACGGGCGCTAGAAGTTTTTAGCGTATAGATTTTTCTTTCTTCCCATTTTTCTGGTGTAGCCCAGTTGACACGATAAAACCCATCTTTGGTTAAAGGCTCTTTGCATCTGTGTTGAATAAAAACCTTACCCTCTGAGGAAACTTCTCCATATTCCCAAGGGCGGCCAGTGCTTGGATTTAAACGCTTCACTGTAAAAAATTTATTTTAACAAATCAGTAATCAACGTGCAGGCGACCTTTTCGCATTAGCCCATTGATGACCCAAACCAAGCTGTCAACGCAATCATCATGGCTACTAACACCAAAATTAGTCAGCTCTTCAAACATTGCAGTAAAGTTGCGATAACGATTAAAAATCAATTTGCGGTCCTCAAACAACCCCATGCATCCACGGAAGCGTGCTAGTTTATCAGCTCGGAATCCTTTGACAGGGTGCCAATTTAAGTTATAAAGCCCTTCATTAGTTAAGCATACACGTTTAAAGTCGGCCTCCAAAGAAGCCTGGTACTGAACCGCTTCTGAATAGATGTCGCATGTTGAATACGTTGGGTAGTAATTACCATTTTCATCTTGACCCACAATATTCCAATCATTGAGGAGTTCCTTAAGAGCATCTAGTTTTTCAAGATTACCCATCACACGCAATCGACGGTAATCAATAACATGAATTCGATCTCCAATCCGACCTGCAAGCGTCATGACAGTGTAGTCATTCTTCTCTTTGGTGCCCGCAGATAGGTCAACGCCTACAGCAAGACAATCAAATTCAGTTGCAATCTCCGCTTTAACAATCAGCTCTGGTGCCAAGGACAATTCGTTTTGTCTGACAACTTGATTCATGTACTGGAACGAGAAGGCAATTGGTGCTTGTCGTTTCTTTTCTTTTAAGTAATCAAGTGACCACATGTCTGGCCAATATGAAACTTCTTCTCCCGTTTTGGGATCAGTAAGAATTGCAGATAACACAATCTGAAGCCAGTTGTTTTGTGTGTTAAATGTTGTTGCATGAATGTCATCATGTCGGAAGCGAGTACCAAGGCAGATAGCCCTGGCTCCTTCAAACATAGTGGGTGCAATCACAGCATTCCAGTTGTCCTGCATCTGTTTACGAATGTCAGGGTTGGAAATGTCTGCGGCAGATTTAATGGCGTCATCAATGATCACAAGGTGCGAACGCTTGGAGGTCACTGAGCCTTTAAGACCTGCGGCACAGAGTGTAAATTGTTCTTCACCTGTGGTATCAATGCCAGCGAACTTGTGGTCAATTGACCAGTACTCATTACTGGTTACGTTCTTGAGAAGACGTACAGTTGGAAATACTTCTTGGTATCGTTTGCTTTCAATGATGCGTTTAATAGTTGCCGACTTAGAGCGTGCAATGTCAACCGTATAGGAGAGATAAAGAATTTGTAGTGGCTTCTTGGCTTGTGTATGAAGACCAATAGCCCATGCCGTGAACAAACCTAAGATTGTGGACTTAGCAGATCCACGTGGTGCCAGAAGATCAACATTTGGTCCTGCAATTTTTAAAAGACACGCACTATCTTCGCCTGTAACAAAATGACGATGCCATTCTTTATGATGCTGTGCAGGAGGTTTATCGGCTACGTAATCACAAAAGTATCCAAAGTCTTCTCTTGCTTTCTTTAGAGACTCAAGATTACGTGGTACACGAATTTGTTGCCTACGTGCAGCAGCTTGCGCGTTACGTCGATATGCAAGATGTTGATATGCAGGCACAATAAGTAATCAGCTAGTAACTGAATACTACTTCATTCGTTGGCGTTTTTGTTTTTCTTCTTCTGTGCTTGGTACTGGCGTGCCTTTTCCAGTGCTGCTTGGTGCTTGTCTTTGTCCGACATTGGGCTGTTGTCCTGGTTGCGGGCTTCCCGTTCCTTGAGGTGCGCCAGGATTTGTGGGAGCTGTCGGCGGTTGGTTTCCATACTGTTCATTACGTGTTTCTGCAACTGCACTCAATACTTTGGCGCCTTGCGCTGCAGGACTTTTAGCTTCCCCACCAATGGGTGCTCCTTGTAATTCACGTCGCCCACCAAAACGATTGCGATTCTCTTGTAATTTTTGCACAGCGGCGCCAAGACTACCCGCAAGCATGGCGTCAGTTCCTGGTGCTTGACCAGGAGTTGCATTTGATTGTGGTGAGTTCATCATATGTGTATTTTAACTTAACTGTCTTCGTATTGCATTTTGGCCCAAATACTCATGGATGCTTCTTCCAAGGGGATTTCAATTGGGTCATCCTTGAAGATAATCTGCAATTCACGTAGAGCACGATCTGCACCAGCCATTAGCAATCCTTTGCGATCACGGCTAGATGTAAATAGTTCTATCTGTGCAATGGTGCCGCGCAATTCTTTCTGCATACCAGCGATACGTGCCACGCCAGCATCACGTTTAACGACACCGTTATCTACGTCTTCTCGTAGCTTGCGGATATCTTCTTGCATCTCCTCAATTTCATAGAGGAGTTTCTTGCGATGATCAGGCTTTTTGTAATGAGATTTAACCCATAGATCACACGCAGAAATACTACCGCCATAGCCAAGGAACCTGGCATACAGATAGCATTCAATTACCGAGAAAGTTTCCTCGGCAAAACTACAAAACGCATCTTGATCTGAGGATGTTAAGTTATCGACCCATTGGTCAAATAACTCAATATCGATAGCCTCGTTGCGCCTGGTTGTAGTCTCGGGCTTCTTCTGTGTCTTTGAATTGCTGGGCTTGCTCTGCAGAGGTGCGTTGTTCTGACGCACCTTTACCGATGGTTTCGCGTTCTTGGGTTCCAGCATCTTCTAATTTTTTCTTGGAGAAACTATAAGCCACTTCAGCGGCCTGTCGATATTTGTCAATATCAAACGGGTCGTCCTCAGTTGTTTTATTGACCTGGCCGGGAGGCAACGTTGTCATGGCTTATAGTTGCCTCAAGATCAGAAGTTAGACATCATGCTAGCGAGACCCTGTTGGAAGATGTCACGGCGACCTTCCACAGACTTCTGGCGCTGTTGACGACCTTTCGATGCCTCGAGACGCTCAAGGAGCTTCTCAAAGTTACTGAGGTCAAAATTAGTGGCGTTGTCAGTACCGGTATCGGTAAGAGCGTTGGTCATTCTTTATAACCCAATGTGTAGGTATCTAATTATTATAAACAGACTTAACCAAAGGCTAAGCCCAGCAGGCTATACATTCTTGAAGTGTTATCCATTCGAGAAATATCCTTATCTGCTTGAGCCCTAATACCCATAACTGCTTTATCTGCTTCACCTTTTGCTTGAATTCCTTTAAGACCATAACTACCTTCAATCTCAGCCACATCTCTTAAACCGGCTGCAACAATTTTTTGTACTTCAATAGCCTTTTCTTTGTCGGCAGTACTGGCAAATTTACGCCAGCGCTCTTCACTGTCGTCCGAATAAAAAGAACGTTTTGTCTCTGCATCTTGTGCATAGTCACTTTGTCCTCTTTGGATCCTGGCAACTTCTGCTAAATACTTCCCTCGAACTGCTTCACTTTCTACTGAAGTTTCTTTTTGAAGCTCTCCAAGTGCGATATTACCGTAAGCTTGCCATTCAAATGGATCAGCTCCACGGGGTGCATTTACGTTGCCATCGTCATCGTAATCTAATGATACCTCTTCATTAGCGTCACCTGCATTGCTACTGGCCGCCGTGGATTGATTTAAAGTGTCTTTAAATTTAGTAAAATAATCTTTGGCCTTTGGTGTAAGCGTTCTTCCTTTATCTTTTATATCGTCCCTTAAGTCTGGCAGGGAAATAGTTGGGTTTGCAGCAACAATTTCTTTAAAGATTTTTGGTGTGATTTGCTTATTTGGCGCGTCATATCGCGTTCCTTCTATCATCACAGACGGAACTTTTGCTTTATCTTTTTCTTTTTCTTTGTATGTTTTTGAGGCAACTGCTGCATTCTTACCTTTGTCAGGAGTACTATCTTTCCTTGAAGTATTGTCAGTCCTGCTAGGAGTATTGTCTTTTTTTGGAGTATTGTTGGTTTGATTGGAAGGACTATCCTTCCTTGGAGTGTTGACACTCTTGTTGGGAGCGTTGTCTTTACCCTTATTTCCTTTTTGTGACATGATTAAAACTCCTTATGCTCTTACGTATTTGGATAGAATACTGTTTGAGATGTCGCCGTATCTACCTGTTAGTGTACCAGAGGCATCTCTTTCTGCTTTTCCAAAGATATTAGCAAGCCTCTGTTGATCTTCTGACATTACTTTACCACTGGCAATCATATTAGATTTCAGTAGGTCACCAAATGCTGCGGCACTCCTTACTTTTTGTGCTTTAGCTTGATCTACAAAACTGTCGTACTCAGCAGGTGTAAACCCAATGCCTTGTGTACCAAATAAACCTTTTGCGGTAGCTTGGTAGCTATCACCGTAATAATCAATAGGTTTTCTGTAGCTTTTGGCTAAGCGTTTGTCAATAAACTCAGGGTTGGTGTAGCGACCTGCAAGTCCTTCAAGATATGATTCAAACGATCCTCGATCACCATCTGCTAAATATTGTTTAGCTTTACTAATAGTTTTACGTTTTTCAAGAGGAGAAGCTTTTACTTGATCAAACGCATAGTCCTGAAGTTCTTTTTCCCTTGGAGTCAAACCGTATTCAAGAGCATCGCCACCGCCGCCAAAACCGCCTGTAAGACCACCAAATAAGGCGCCTGCTGCTGCACCCCAAGGACCACCGATCGACATGCCTGCCGAAGCACCTTGCATAACGCCACTACCAGCTCCCCCGATGTTAAACGCCATAATGACTATGCTCTCTTTCTCACTATTTTAAGGTGTTTATGTTTAAGTATTTAAGAAACCGCTAAGCCTGCCGGCTAATTTCGGTACATTCATCATTCGGGTTTCTTGTCGTAAGTTTGGATTATTTGCACGCATATTTGCAACAAGATCTGTAATTCTAGCTGTATCGGCAATGCCTATATTACGTTCAATTAAATCGGAACCAAAGTTGGCATCCCGCATGTCTGCCATGAAGTCAAGATAGTTTTTACCTGCTGTAGTTCCTTGTTGATTACCAAACGCTTGGATACCCATATTGGCCAAGTTACCAAGGCTTTGTACAGCGCCCCAAGATAATCCGCCCCCTGGAGTAGCTCCACCAAACGCAGCTTTTCCAGCAGCAGATCCATCTACGCTAGGAAACGAACCGAAAGAACCTGCGGGAAGATCAGCAGTATAGACAGAAGGATCAAATTTAACACTCCCTGGATCAGGGAATTTATACATTGGGTTATTAAGATCAACTCCGGAATAATTACCAAATGAACCGGCGGGTAAATTAAAAGCACCAGGGAACATTGTATTTTCCTCAGACGTTAAATTTAAGTATACTGCCGCCGGAATCTTGGAACCGTTTGGTTCTATTGGCTCGCATTTCTGCAATTACAGGATTGATGAAGTCAAACTTACGTGCCATCGCTTCAGCATAAAGATAAGGCAACTTTTCCTGTAGGGCAAAGATACGACCTTTTGCGCCACGCTCAGATGCTTTGTCCGCTAGTTGATTCATTGGATCAACATAAGCTTGTGCTTGCATACCAACAATGCGAGGATCCTGGGAAAGCGATATATGCATTTGTTGGTCTTTAATCAGATTCGTTGCCACAGACATTGGATCTTTTGGATCAATTGGAGCATTGGTTCTATACAGATCTTGATACTCTTTGACAATGTCTGAATACCTACCAGCGAGATTTGGATTCCCGCTGCCTTCTCCTGAAGTAGTGCGCCAATCGCCATAAGGTTGGCTCATGAACCCACCTTGGCCTCCTCCTCCTCCGAATAATCCACTAAGTGCGCCTAACATAATCAGTACCTATTAGAAAGTAATGTTGGGAGCTTGAAGGACTGAACCAGAGTAAGGAGCAGCAGTCATAAATGCACGGAGATTCGCACCTGCTTGGGTTTGTGCCCCAAGGGCTAATTTACCCGTTGTTGCCATGCTACCAAGCATTGCAAAGTTTTGACCCATGGTATTCATGATTTGCTGCTCACGAACAGCTTGATTGTCACGTTGTCGTTCAATCAGCGGCGCCATTGCTTGTAAATTTTCTCGGTCTTTATCAACCATGTAGCCATAAATGTCTTTGACTCCTGCACGTTCTGCATTCATCATTTGGATTTGGCCTTCGTTACCAATCTTACGCAGTTGCTCTAAGCGACCTAACTGTGTAGAGAAAGCACTAGGATCTCCTTCACCGGTTTTCCGTTGACGATCCTTTTGGATGGCTGCAGTTGTTAACTGTTGTGTTCCTAAGCCAAGGAGTGGTGCAACCATTTGCAGAACTGCACCCTTACCACCGCCAACAGAACGACCCGCCGCACGTGTTAATGCAGTAACACCTAAACCTGCAGCGGCACCACCGCCGACAGCATATGGGTTATTGCCTTCGGTGTAATCCTGGAAAGCGGCAACAGCAGGTGCTAAGTAACCAAGTCGTCCAATATTTCGTTTGATCGGATCACCTTCTTTTAAAGCACCGCCAAGTAAATCGCTGGTGCTTGCTAAAAGACCACCGCGTTGATTAGGGTTTGGTGTGTCATCAGCCGGTGGAGTACCGCCGCCAGTAGTAGGAGGTGGAGTGCCACCACCGCCACTGCTAGGTGGTGTAGCTGATGGCGAAGGAGTTACGTTTGTAGCCGTATTAACTACTTGGCTAGGAGTTGAAGAAGGATTGATTACGATAGGATTCCCATTTTTATCTAGGATTACACTTACTTGCTCTGCTGCACCAGTATCTGGAGTCAATGCGGCAGCAGCAGGAGTAGCAGCCGCCGCGGCAGTAGCGACAGAAGGTGTTGAAAGACCACGAACAACTGCATCATAAGCTGCTCTTACACTTTGTGCTGGTCTTTCAATATATTTAGCAAGAAAATCTTGGTCATTTACCCTACCGCCCCTGCGTGCACCTTGGCCACGGCGAGTACCGTACTCCTCATCGGTGACATTTCCCGTTACGACTGCCATGTTTACTGCTATCTGTTATTTGCTAATTCTATCATTGCATTTCTTCTGAATATTCAGCAACTGTTGGTAGTTTAGGGCGATTAGCTTGTGCAATAGTTGCGTTAATTGTTGCACCTACCGCAGCACCAGCGAGAGCACCTGCTGCTCCACCAATTAAACCACGGCGCGTTAAACCAGTGCGTACTGTTTCTGTAGTATGTTGACGATAGCCTCTGCCAGGTACTGTCTTAGTTGGTGTGCTACGTATTCCTGCAGTTAAACCAGCTAGTCCACCAAGTGCAGTTGTAGCTGTTGCAATGTTAACTGGATAGCCAAGCATACGAGCTTCTGGAATTCCTTCTAGGTTTTCAGGAGTTGCTTTTATAAGTCCCAAGAAACCACGATCTTGGTAATAATTTTGCATGAAATTGGCATAACGCTCTGGCGTTAAACTCGGAATCTCTGCTTTTGCAGTTTCATATTTTAATGGTGCTCCTTGACGACCAAGGAAGAAGCGATCGAATAATTCTTGTACTGGTTGTTCTGTTTGTCTGCGATCATCTGTACCCTCAGGAGAATATGTTTGCGCGTATCCAGTGGCACGGAAAGCTTCTCCTGGATTCAAAACATTGAATGCACCACTCATGATCGTAGTTGGGATTGCCACACTTGCAGCCATTAACCCTGTTCGTGTTTTGCCTAAATCTTTGTACGCATCCTTGCCAGCGACGGCTTTCATTGTGTTTTCAATACCAGTATCCAATATTGCCAATGGGTGGTTGTAACGCCAATACACACCCCTTGTGCCGTCGTTGGTTAAGTCAGTCACTAAACGCGTACCAAAAGCACCAATAGCTTGGATTGGTGTTTCTTTTAAGCTAACTCCTTGTGCACGTAATGCGTCGTGGTATTTACCAGCGATATTTAAAACGCTTGGATAAACTTCATCTGCGATGCGTGTAGCACGTTCACTTTTCTTTGCACCTTCTTTTAATGCTTGCGAAGTATTAGATAGTAAACGTTGAAACCGATTTGGATTAGACACCGGCAATTGCTCCCATCATTTTTTGGATTTCACCAAAGTCGGTGTTCATTTCAGTTCGCATAAACTCATCGTTCATCGACTGCCTGCTAGGTAGTCCGGCAGTTTGGAACATTGTTCCAGGGGCAAGCTTATCCATGTAACTATCTAAGAATTGCTTCCTGTTAACTTGGTCACGTTGATTGTTTTGTTGAATAATAGTAAGGATCTGTTCGTCAGATAATTGCGCTAACTCTGGCTCAGTTAATTGATCTAAATTAACATTACTAAGATCTGTTTCTTGTAAAGATTGGCTTTGATGCTGTTGAGGTGTTTCTCGACCAGGGCCAAATAAAGATGGTCTTCCAAGGGCAGCACTAACTAAGTTGCCCGCTCCAAGGGAAGCAATAACATTGACAGGGGTTTCTAATCTACTTGGCTGATATTCATTTCTTATCTTGCCAGTCTTTACGTCTTTTATTTCCACATTTTTTCCTGGTCTTACCGCACGTAATCCCCCAATTGCTGCGGTAGAAACCAGAGTATCTCCAGCGCCATATAGTAAAGCTTTGGGTAACTCTTCACCCAGCATTACGCTAACAGCAGTACTAATGCCGCCACTCATTAAAGCAGGGCGAAGTAAGTTCATAAACCCTGCGAAAAGAGCTGGTTGTGCTGCGGCTGCAGCGGCGGCTACTACTGGTGCTGGCATCTGAATATTGTTTTTCTTTTATTATAAAGCGCTAGGCTTTAGAGCTTTTTTCATCTTCTTTTTTACCCTTGCCACCTTTATCTTCCGCAAGTAATTGCGCAACAGATTTGTTGTCCTCCACTTCATTCTCAGCTTTAGCTTTTTGCCGCTCCATGATACGTCCCGTGGGATCTGGGTTATAAAAAGATGGCATTGGATTTTCGCTAAGCTCTTTTACGGTCGGACTATAGGAATACATCTCTTTCCACATGGGATTGTAATCAGGCTGATCTTCTGGACGTTGTCTTGTCTTTGGGCGACCTGTTTCAAAGTCATAATCTTCATCACGCCTAAAGGGTCCGCCAATACCAGCAAACACTTCGTTGGGAACAACGCGACCTTTTTCGTCTTCTTTAAACTCAACATATCCCAAGCCAGGATTTAACTTTAACTTTCGTGCCGCAAGGCTTTTTCTAATATCTGTTTCATTAAAACGACCAGGGGAAAAAGGTGTTTGAAAACTATCAGCAGGTGTTGTAAACAACGTTGCATAATCTACTTTACTTTTTCGCTCAAAGACGTCTTTTGTAAAGTCAATGTAACGCTGCGGTTCATTCCCAGAAAAGTAATTGCTGCCGTGACCAGCAAGGCGTGCATCCCGTGCCATTAATCTTCCTCAGCTTTGCGGTACTTTTTCTTTTTCAATGATACTAAAGTCTTGCGTAAGTTTGCTTGCTTAACGGTGGACTTATCATAATCCTCTGGATTGGCAAGTACGTTCTCTTGTAACTGCGCAGTGGTAATACCTTTTTTAGCTGCTTTCTTGGTGAACGCACCTTTTTTAATCTCAGCCTTGTCGATCCAGTTCTTGTCTTTTTTGTCTTTAGTCATTTAGATACCTCCTGCAAGACGACGTTGTTGCCTGTTTGCAATGTCTTCTCTAATCCGTTGTAAACGATTTTCTGCATTTCTTTCACGCAAGGTTAAGTTTGCGACCGGATTTTGAAGTGCCAGGGTTTCAGTAGGTGCTGCAAACAACGTTGGTTGATACGTCTCTACATATTGTATAGGTGCTTCAAGTCCTCTAAGTTGTGGAGTAGCACGCATAGGACCTTGCATCTGAGGTGTAGGTGCACCTGCGGAAAGAGCCAGAGGTAATTGATACTCTTCGGCTACAACTAAATTAGGTTGAATGACTGCGGGAGAACTTGTTGCTTCTGTTTGTCCTCTTTGCATTTTAGCCATATAGTTTGCAAGTTGATTTGCATAAGCATCTGCTTCGGATACGCGTGTACGTGCAATAGGCGGAACAACATCAGAACGGAAGCTAAGCTGTGTTGGTTCCAGGGGACTTGCAATCGGTTCTTCGGTCGGAGCTACTGGACGATTAGAAACCTGATAAGTCTTAAATTGTCCTTCTGGAGTTCGTTCTTGAATAGTTCTTTCTAAAGGAGTTGACGGGCCTGTGGCACCAAAACGGCTACTGGTTGCCGATGGAGGTAATTGCTTACCGGCAAGTTGTGCCATACCACTCAAGCCAACTTTTACTTTGGCTTCTGCCAGCTCACGTGGATCGCTTGCGTAAATACCTTGAACTGCCCGACTCAAGTCAATAGACTGCAACCCTTGTGGAGTAATGGCTTGCGAATACTTATACGCTTCGGGTTCTACGTAAGAACTGGGAGAACTAAAGAATACGGCTTTGCCTTCAGGATTTTCGTCATCTACAACATACTTACGAACTTTATATACACCTACCGAGGAGTCAGTTGCGCTAGGTGGACGACTAGCTTGAGGCGTATACTCGCCTTGTTTGGTCATTGCAGAAGTGCCATACTCGGCAAGCTCTGGACCGTAGATGCCAATGGAAGCTTTGGTTTCCATTCCTGCGACGCCACCGCGGCCACGCACGTTTACATCAGCGCCCATACGCTTACCGGCAAGCTTCTGAACGAGGGTCTCACCAGTGTCTTGATTAACGTTAGGTAACGTAATGCGATCACCAGTTTCAGGATCAATACCAAGATCTGAGCCAATGTTGGGAACAGATTTTGCGCGGCCACCAGATAGAAGGCCTCCTGGAACAATCTCAAGCTGCTCTTGAGAAATGTATTGACCAACAGGACGCCCACGTTCAATATTAGAAAGCTCACCTTCTTCAACCACCATGTTGTCTGGTGCCGTAAGGATAGGACGAACAACAATACCTTCCTCTACGCCACCCATTAGTTTCTGAGGAACAGCAGCCCTTCGGATGTTACGTGCAGTTGCTTTCTCAGCGCCAAGGAGACGTCGCTCACTCATCTCGAAGTTACGCAACGTCTCGTTAACCCGTGCGTCAAGCTCGTCTTGTAGATCTAAAGCAACTTCACGACCTCGGCTTGCCGTAATGTATGCATCACGTTCTTGTGGGCTCGAGAAAGATCTGCGTCCTTCGTTCATATTTGCGACATCGGCTTGAAGTAAAGCATCTTGCGCCATCAAGTTGTCTAGCTCATTTGCTAAACCAATTTGATTACGTGTTTCTTCTAACCGAATATTACCTAGCCAATTTTTATAGCCTTTGACTTTGTCAACAAGATTTTGTGCGGTATCTTCCATGTATACACCTTCTTTCAAGGACGATACAGGGAATTGTTCTCCGGCAATTGTTACGGTTCCTTCGTTTAAGTTTTCAAAAAACTGCTCATTACCTGCCGCGCCAAGTTTAAGTGCGTTGCGACGCCTTGTAGCTTTAGGATCTTCGCGCCATGCTTCAGGACCAAATGCCTTGGCTAATTGGGTTTCTAAACGTCCGGAAGTACCGGCATCTTCCATCAGCTTTTCCCGTCGTTGCTGAAGGAACCGTGCTGCCGAACTCTGTCCTAGGTCTGCGCCAGGGGCTGCTTGTAATTCGATAGTACCGCCAGGAGCAAGGCCCGTACGTGCTGGACGCGCACCACCAAACTTAAAGCGTTCTCCAGTGCGCAGGTCGTAGCCAATACCTTCAGCCTGATCGATGGGAAGTCCATCAGGTAAAGCTTGAGCTACCTTATTGATTGCGACGTCACCTTCAACGCCAGACCATTCACTGGGATTAGATCCCAACATTGCTTTATAGTCCGCATCAGCTTGTGCTTCTAATTGCGCAATCTGTGTTTTATCAAGATCTTCGTTACGTGAGAGCTGTTGCCATACACGTCCTTCTTGTTGCGATGCACCAGATTCGACTGCGCTTGTTGCTTGGTTTTGTAAATCAGGGTTGCCGCCAAAAGCACGTTGGAATTGTTCAAGACGTGCTTCTTCTGCTTGCTCCAAAGTAAACCCTGCATTCGCCAGGGCTTGACGACCAATTTGCTCTTCTTGTAACGCTACTTGGCGAATAGATTCTTTTGGATGAGAAGAAAGTGGGTTTTTAAGATATAACTCTTTTCCACTATCGGTCAAAAGAATGAGTTCATTATCGTAAGGATTCCCCATTAAGCTATAACCTTTTCTGCCTAGTTCTTGATGGAACGCAAGGAACTGACCTTGTGGCTGAGAACGTGTAGTTGTTTGAACGGGAGCGGTAGGCTGTGCTTCTAAGGTATTGAGATCAACGGTTGCACTTGGGATGGCTGGTTGCTTTTGCTGTAAAGAAGAAAGCGGTACCATGCGTCCTTGACGACGCACCATTCGTTCCCGTGGGGCGGAAGCAACGACTTCTGGTAGGTCCGTTACAATGTTGCCTGCTAATTCTGCCGCTTTACTCGCAAAATATGCGCCACCGCCACCCCTGCGGTAAATCTCACCTGTATTGGGATCAGTAACAAGCATTTCTTCGGTCGTACCACCTTGGGGTTTATATACCCTTGGTAATTCCGACGCAGGCTTGGCAGCTACATTGGCGTACACCTGGGAACGCAGTTCAGAAGTAGGTGTAGTTGGCGGCACACTCGGTGGAACATTGGAGTATTGCTCCGGTGCATGTGGAGCAACTCGAGGTTGTACAGAAGAAAGTGGTACCATACGTCCGTGACGACGCACCATTCGTTCTTGTGGTGCAGAAGAAATGACTTCCGGTAAATTTGTTACAACATCGTTTGTTATAGGCGATTGAGTTACACCACGATCACCTGTAACACGAGCAGAACGTGACGGTGGAATGTCAACGAGTCCAAAATCACCGGTACGTCGTGCGCCAAGGTCAGTCATTTGTACACCACGGGGGCGTTCACTACGGGCAGCACGTGTCAATGCCTCTGCCGCCGCATTCTTTCCCTTGGTGTTACGTAATGCGTAGTAGCCACCAGCACCAGCGAGGGCACCTAAGCCAAGAAGCCCCGCCATTCCTAAGATATTTGGACCTTCGTTACGTGATTCTTCGTAATATTCCGCCATGTGCGTTCTATCGCTTGATATTTTTATGATATCTGTATTTTAAGGTGCAAAATTCAAGAAATGACAACGTACGTTAGACTATATACAGCGAAAGTACCAAGAAATCTATGGATCCTGCGGATAGGGCGCAACGTGCACTTGCATTAAGGGCAATTGCGGACAAAACAAAAGAATTAGAGGATGCAGGTGCTGATCCAATTACTGTTAAAACGTTTTCGTCTGGTGCGCAGCGGGAATTAGCACGTCAGAAACCAGATGTAGACAAATATAAAAGTGCGTTTGTCGCGGCAGGTAACTTTAAACGTCAAAATAGCGGTCCAGAATTTTAAATTAGAATTTTAATTTTTTAATTATTTAGAAAATGTGTAAATTTAATTAACGCCGGGGTAGCTTCCCCGGCTTTTTTGTCTAAAAACTTGGGCAAACTCCTTGCAGCGTCTACACTTTTTGTTGATAGTGTACGATTTTTCGTGAAAATGGCCCCTATATACCCAAAATAGGGAAAATATTTTTCTGACGGTTCTTGCAACACCTGTGGGAATGCGAATGTGCATAGAAAAAAAAGAACGGTGGGAGGGTAGAGAAGTAATTGGAGCGGAGCGGGGGCATGCACGAGTTTTCCACAGGTTTTTCCACAGGCTGCAACACTTTCAGACAGCGTACGAATCCCTGAGATCCCTTCGCGCGCAACGGGTTTCGGCTATGCGTCACTGCGGGAGATACAGAACAGTTCATCGAGAAGCTCGAGGTAATTGTCACTGTTTCAACACAAGCAAGACAGAAGAGTGAGCAATAGATCCAAGGGTCATTCGTCAAGCTGGACGTTAAACGCAGCCGTTACTTCTGCGCACGTCAGTCGCAGATCAAGAGGATCAATCATGATCATCTACTTCACCCTGACCACAGACGAAGCCGTCTATAAGTTCCAGGTGAACAAGGAGGAGAATCTCGTGAGAGTCACGAAGATGATCCTCAAGGCGCAATGCCCAGGAGAGTGGCATCGCTCCACACTCCTCAGCTTAGACGCAGGGCGCAAGCTCGTGCGTCAACTACAGACCAGGTGAGTCATAGCTCCCAAGCCAGGTGCAATGCCTGGCTCTGGTCATTGCCACAATCCAGTGGCATCTACTACCTAACACCATGGGTTTCCGTACATCCCTCGGACGTGCATTCTCTGCTGCCGCACAGGCAGCTTCCCAAGAGTGGCACGAATCAAACGACCGTCGTATTACTGGCGACGTCATCCGTTACAACGACCGCATCACAGGCGACGTCATCCGTTACAACCAACGCAACAACTCCCGCGTTACCTATAGCGGGCGCTGATCCGTAAGCGGACAGGGAGGTGCAAGTCCTCCCATCAGCATTGCCACAATCCAGTGGCATTTACTTCACACCAACCATGACCGAACACATCGCATCCATTGTCATTGCCGCAGCCACAATCATGGGCATTGGTACTCAGGTCACCATCCATCAGTTGGATAAGGCGACCGCAAAGCAATGCATCAACCATGAGTGGCCAGTAGAGGCACATGACATCCACCTTGCGTGGTGCGCAGCTAACAACTATCCAACCAACTGATCCGTCTAAGCGGGTGACCAGGTGCAAACCCTGGTCCAGTTATTGCCCCCTGTGGAGATGGGCACCACACACATGGAGAGATCCATGCAACTGAACAACCTGTTCTTTGTCCGTCGTACTAACGACGGCAAAGTTACTTTGGTTACGGATCATTTCTTCGGAGGTGATCCGAATTACTTCTGCGAGGCAGCAACGCCTCAGCAGATTTCTGCTGCTTGTAAAGCAGACAGGAACCTTCAGATCCGTCGAGGCTGAAGTTATTAGCTGAGCCTACGTAAGTAGAGCGTGATGCTGGGGGATCAAATCCCCTGCTCAGTTATTGCCACAATCCCGTGGCATCTACTCAACTCAACACCATGTACTACATCGTGATTGACGGCGTGCAGCACGGCTTCTCCTTCCAGTGGGAAGAAGCACTTATCGAAGCTGCACAAATGGACTTCCAACTTAACTCACCCGAGTTAAACGACGGCATCCAAGGCACGCATGACGTGCAGATCATGTCCTTCCAGGAGATGATGGAGGCCGACGACGTTGTGATGGTCTTCTGACCAGCCGTGAGCCGGGGCATCGAATGCCCCACACAACTATTGCCACAATCCCGTGGCATCTACTACACAACACCATGTTGATCTACAAGCCTGAGTTTGATAATCTCCATCGCGTCATCTGGAATGGAGGTGACAGCTCTATGCTTCACTTCCAGAAGATCAAAGATGGCGAGTGGGAAGACCTTGATTCCCTGACATTCATGTCAGGGATGCCGACAGGTACCAAGGAGCTTTACTACGAGATGAGAGAGTATTACAACTACTCAATGACCATGCTTCAAGACATCATGTATGCAGTAGCATTCTGATTCCTGCTCTAAGCCCTCCCACCAGTACATCAGTACTACGTCGGTGGGTTTACTGCAGGACTCAACATCCTGCTTGTCAACACCACAGTATTCTCATGTTCAGCTCAACCATCATTCGCTATGTCACCGACCTCAAGGTGCTCAAGTCCAGGGAAGACAATAGTGTTTTCCTGGCTGCAAGTATTGCAGTCAACGATCCATTCGGCGGTTCGTGCCGCTTGCGGTTTACGAATAGCAATGGATTGCTTGCGGCATTTAACAAGGGCAGCTTAGTCGCAGGCCATCAACTCATCCTCACGCAGTGGAGTGTACGCATCAGCACTATCAAGACGCACTACCAGAAGGATGGTCAACTTGTGGCACTCAAGTACCCTGAGATCAAACTCACAGGAGTACGTGCCACTATCGGTGCAGCACCAAGGCCTAAGGCTGTTGATGCATCGTCTCAACCTGAGGAAGAAGACTACCTGGACTTCTGACACACCATCTAAATCCAACTAACAACTTATGTCCAACTCATTCAAAGACTCCTGTGTTGCTCTTGTCATTGGCATTGGTAGTGGCTTACTCCTATCTACTGGAGTACAGAAGCTACTCAACCAACACTACGAAGAACACTGCAACGCAAGACCAAACCACAACCTTGTACGTACACAAGGATTCCTAGGGGACACGTACTACTGCATCCACAGTAAGTACCTGTAATCTGCACATAACTCTCCCGGTAGTACACATGTATTGCCGGTGAGTTTTCTGCAGGTCACACCTGCAACACACCACACGACACCAACTGGAGACCATGACTCCTAAAGCTGTTGAACAACTGCTGACCCAAGACGCACGTTTATTGGCTCGCAGAGACTCCCCTGTCATTGATGCAGAGATTGAAGAACAGCGTCAAGCTGCTCTCGATCTCTTCTTCCAATGGCAAGATGGGTTAGCCCAGTTCCAAGACCTAGTCCCATTCTGCGTGGTACTCCAACGCAAAGTAGATCTCAACAGGGATCTGCTTCGTTGGGAACGCAGGCATGAGGATTGACTCCTGATTGGAGGGGCTTCGGCCCTTCCCACCAGGACTCAACATCCTGGATTCCATTCCATTGCATTTAACATGGCACTACTAGTTGGCAAAGAAGAGCTTGACTCTGCACTTGCAGTGTTCAAGATCAATCACTATCACCTGGAGTTCGATGACAACGTCGTCTATCTCCATTGGGTAGCAACAACGTCTCAGGCTCGTGAATACATTGACGCATTCCTTGAGTGTCTCGATGTACTAATTGACGAGCGATGGGTAGATACCTACGGTTCGCACGAACAAGGTAACCCTGTTCAGCTACCAGATGAAGACTACATCTGCTGTCGCTATATCCTGGAGACCGTTTGACATGAAGACGATCTATCGCATGCATAACGGTTTCATCCAGATGGATTCTTATGGTGAGACTCATAAGTCCAACCATCTATTGAAAGCTGTGGTGGCTGCACTCATACTTGCGGCTAGCATTAGCACCATCGCAGCACTAGCCAGTAAGTACACGTCGCTTGGCCCACAGGGCATCAACGCCTCCAAGCTGTACGTCATGGGCTACTAGCTAGCCATAACCTGGGCCTTCCTCCATGAGGATATAAGTCCCAGTCACCCAACCAACTCATCAATCCCCATGCGCAATCGAGTATCTATCGTCAAGGAAGATCGGATCTGGCAACTCAGGTGCCAGGGGTACGACTACGATTCAATCGGCAGCATTGTCAACTGTAATCCTGGGTACATGACAATTGTATTACGTCGAGTGAGGCGTCGTCCTCCGATCGAGAAAGACCCAATCAAACGTGGTCGTCGCAGTAATTTCCTTAGTGATAACCAAGTAGAAGATATTCGTATGCGCAAAGCACAAGGTGAGACTGCACTATCTATTGCTAAGGACTATCACATTGGTGAGTCAGCGATCTGCAAGATTGCTAACAACGTAACGTATAAAGAACCTGCATACGACAGCGGCTATAGATATAACTTCACTAATCGTCTCACTCGTTAACAACACTAGGCATCCACACACAATGTGTGGTGTAAGTCCTAGTACAAACCTTAATCAACTCAACTCAAACCATGACAACACAACTAGCCGAGCACATCCAAGTACTTGAAGCTCGCATCAATTGTCTCATCGACAAGCTCCTTGCTAGTTACGCTAAGCACTATGGAGATGGCGGCATTACCTTTGACATTGTTAAAGGTACCAAGTACTACAAACTTATTCAACGTGACGTCAAGCGTTCAACCATTGACGGCAAGACTGGTGCATCAGTCCATGCATTTATTGACCGTCAATCTGGTTCTGTCTACAAACCAGCAAGCTGGGCGTCACCAGCTAAGCACGTACGTTACAACCTCATGGACGAGGTATCGTTTGCCACCTGCATCCAAAATGCTGATTGGGCGGGCTCATACCTCTATATGAAGTAACCAACACATGGGCATCCACAATTGAGAACTCTTCTCAATAACAGTGGTGTAAGTCCCATGCTCAACTATTCACCTACCTCAATTCAACATGGGCGCACTCATGGATCAAACGGAAGACAACAAGCGGTATCACCTCATCATCAACGTTGATGAGAAGTATGCCATCGTCAACGCACTAGCCTTCTATCATGCGCATCACACCCTGGGTGCATTGATGGATGAAGACGAGCGTGAACAATACATGCTCGCATTCCAAGAAGATGGTCCAACCTTTGTTGATTCCTTAGCAACAAAGGTGGCCAATACCTTCTGATCCCTGGGCAGCACCGACGTAAGTACGGTGTGTAAGTCCCAGGGTTTACTGTCCACCTACTCAATTCAAGCAATGCCTGAACTCGATCCCAACTACAACGCTGACTTGCTTGATGCCATGGCAGACATTGCCTATCAACAAGAGCAAGCCATGCGTGAAGAATACGAACTCAACCCACCTGAACTGGAGACCTACGATGACCAAGCCTAAGTACACACTGCGTCAAGCATGGGATGATGGTGACATCATCGTCATCCTGATCGCAATCATTTCAATCATCATCACGGAGTTTGCATCATGTCTTACATCTCAGAACTCAAGAAGTTCTACCCCAAGTCCTACAAAGCACGCTTCGCAATCAATGCATACAAAGTGCACAAGTACTTCGAGCACAAAGACCCAACGGTCGTCACGGTCCACGAAACCTATCTCAGGTACGGCGGACCCGAAGAAGGAGGTTGGTACTACACCCAAGGAGAACCTCTTGTTAGCCACTGCATCTTCTCCAAGAGGCAAGCGGTCCAGATCTACGTCAAGTACTTCGAAGAGTACGAGATCGAAGGCCAACCGTCTCTTGGAGATACAACAACTCGATCCAACATTGACATCAGCTTCTCCAACGAACTAGCTAAGGCTTACCCTGAATCACGTCCGTACTACTGCTGATCAATGCAAGCAACTGCAACACCTGCACTCAGTATCAACCAGCGTAATTTATATCAGTATTACTTGAATCACAAGAAGAAGTATGGGAACACACCATGCTTCGTACCTAAGCTTCCATCGCAAAGCTCAAGGCTTGAGCAATATCTCCAGGCCTTGGTGCGACTGGAAGAATACGGATTGATACATGTAGACAGAAGCAGTGCTAACTACACAGCATGGATCATGCTTGCACCCAAAGAACAATAAGCGATGTACTACACAGCTTTGTCATTTAAAACAGCGCCTAAACTTCCTGGTATTTATAAAATCATTTATAAAGACGAGGAAGAATACATTGGAGCTACTTCTAATCTACGCTTACGATTTACTTATTATCATCGCTTTTGTAATTCACCGCAATGGAGACTATCACTTTGCAAGCAAAACATCCTAAACCAAACCTTTTCTTTGAAAGAAGTATTTCAAATGACTATGTTTTTATTTGAGTATGAAGTTTTAGAAACGTTTGATATAGGAGTAGCTTCTTCAATCCTTGCAGAAGCAGAAAGATATTATTTCAAAACATATGCACCAAGTCTTAATCAAATGCTCCCTGGTTATCCGTCTAGTTTATAGTATTGGCATGTATTGGCAATTCTTTGTTGCCAGACAATATTAAGTATTAATACCTACCCATCCCTGGTATGTACCTCTAACTAGTGGGTATGTACCAGGGATATCCTTCATTCATATCTATATCTAGTACACACGTACCAAAGATATCTCCACTTGTACCAAGGAATAGTACACATGTACATGGGGAAGACGGGGGAAACCGTCAATACCATCTTATTCAACAGTGAATACAGTCTTATCTAACCCTCTATAGGGTTTCATACCTTTCTAGAAAGTTGTATGGATAAGCTGCTATTCATCCGTTAGACACCAGGTTTAATACACTTTTTTAACAACGTATGAAACCCTATATCTAAGATAATAAGACGGTATTTACCCTTCTATAACACGGTATTCATCCTTTTACCCATCATCACCCAGCCACTGACCTAACCTCAGGTCTAAATCTCTGCATCTGCTCTAGCATCCTTATCTCTGCCTGTTTGTTTTGCATTGGAATACTTTCATTCCGTATCACAGATGTCAAGAAATCCATCACCTTCTCAGGTGGTGGCATGGAACCCTGTGCTTTCATGTACTCTTGCTTCCATCCCTCAAGGAATGGACTACCACCAACTGCAAACCTGCCAGCAATTAACATAAGTACAAACTCAGATCTCATCTAAGTTTAAGCCTGGGCATCCACACATTTAGTGTGGTGTAAGTCCCAGGGTTACACCAACCTCACCTTCAACTCAACCATGGAACAAACAAAGAAGTATCCTGAACTCACCTGGACCAAGAACGAGTACCACCAATTGCGTCTTGCATTAGATGCACTTGAAGCAATTCGGAATCGTGAATCTAAACGACATCAGATGGATGAGCATCTCGATCCACATACCCGTGACGTACTCGATGAGGTGATCGGTATGTTAAGCGATGAGCTTGACTACGATCCAACACCTAGTGAACCAGGTGAACCACCCATGACTATGGATGAAATGCACACTGCTGCATGGAAAGAACACCTTGCCATGCATTCATAACATCAGGTAGTACATAAGTACTGGCCGTGTATCAGTATCCCTGATGCATGGCCTTTACCTTGACTGCCCTGGTAGACTGACCTAGTTAATCAACTCAATTCAAATGACATCCTCCAACACTCCTCGCATTCCCGACTCACTTGACATGCAACGACTGCAGGCTATGCAGCTTGTAGCGAAGATGAAGGAATCAGCCGAGAGACATGGCATTGGTTTCATTGGGGGCTTCATTGCTCCCAATGGAGAGAAATTTGTAATGACAAACATGGATGACGATGATGCCATGGCACTCATGCCGGAGGATCTCAAGTAACACTCATTTAATAAACAATTACCATTTTTCAAAAATGACTCAACAACATCCTGTGGTTCCACCAAAGTATATGCTTGATGCTTGGATACATCAGTATCAAAGGTACGGCAAAAGTTTTGGCGATCTTCTTGTTGAAGCTGTTCAATATGGAGCAGATACAGAACTGGAAGAATGCTGCAAACTATTCGAATCTAATTCAGTATGTGGCACTAAGTTTCAACGACGCTCATCTGTCCGTGATCTACGTGACAGACGGAGACCTAAGTCAAGGCAAGTTTCAATGACAGTGTCCATTACTGGCACTGAAGAAGATCTACAACAGCTCATCCGCAAACTCAAAGATGACCAGGAAATCTCCATTAAGTTTTGATCGCACCATTCATGGTGTGAACATCACTGAACATGGCATCAAATCAGTAAGTAAACAGATCAAGCTTGGTCCATTCCAACTGACTGTCAATGCCAGCCCCAATGGCGTCAAAGGATCAGTCAGTATCCCTGGCACAGGCTTGAGCATTCCAAACATTAAGTTAATCTAAAGATCTGGGCATCCTTACGGTGTAAGTCCCAGGTCTTGTCCACCAACTCAATTCAATTCAACCATGGCTACCACAAACACAAACCTCAGCTTGTTTGATCGCATCAATGTTGCACGCTGCGCAATGGAGCGTGCCCAAAATAATCATTTTGATCGCGATCGTTTTGTTAGCGAGTACACAACTGCAAAGATGTGGACTCGTTACAACTGCTACATCTCAACCACCGTTTCATTCGTGGAGCCTGACTGATGACAGTCCTTGCAATCGAAGATACTTACTTCACACAAACTCATGTCACAGTTACAGCAGTTGTTGACGACATGCGCCTGCTCTATCGGGCGACTCGCTTCGACCCTGAAGAGTGGGCTCCTGCACTGTGCACAACAACTATTGAGTTGGATCCAGAGGAACCGATTCCTCTTGACGAAGATGGCTTCTGCAGCTATCTTGATCAACTCGATCCTCTCTGGCAACTACTCGATCTGAGTGACGACGAATGATTGGCTTCTCACTTGAATTCAAGCGCTACTACTTTGTACTGCGTGGTCCCAAGGGTCGAGTGTACTTGGCAACTGGCTTTGCTAAACGCATGCCAGTCATGACACCGACAAGTACATACACACTTGACCAGTACATTGACACATGGGCTAGTGAGGAAACAGTTAAGATGAAGAACTTCTTGACACGTTAAGAAGCATACGTTAAAGGAATCCCAATCCTTTAACACATCGTCCTGGGCATGACGTTAAACTGCCTATACTCAACTCAACTCCAACTCCATCATGCATTTCGAACTGCCTTCCAATCTCCAACAAGAGCTGCTTGCCTACGATCCAAAGCTCAAAGCTTTGGCCAAGGAACAAGCACCTAAGTCCACAACCAAGAAAGCTAAGTATCCACTGGGTAAGATTCCTCATCTCATCCCAGAGGATGTTGTGCGTGGCAGCTATCAAGATGATGCAATTGAACAGATCAATACAGCAGTTGTAGCTAATCGTCATCGCCGATTTACCAAGGTGGTCGATGTTGCTACACCAGAAGCACGTGTTATAACCATTGCCATCTTGTATCACTTTGAACAATGCTGGTATGCAGCATGGCTACCTCCCAAGGGACAAGAAGATCAATATGTTTATGGCTATGCATACGCATTCAAGAACACTGCATCAGCAGCTAAGACATTACCTAAGCATATCTGGGATAGTAAAGATAATTGCACTGAGCACACCATTGGTCGTGGCTCGCAATTGTTTGTACGTACAATGCTAGTGACCAAACAAGATATTATCAATGGTAAAGACGATCGCAACTGGCGTGCCATGGGTGTTGGTGCGTATTACCAAAAGACACGTGAGATGAATAATACGCTTAACCAGTTTGAGCAAGCATTGATGGAGACTATTCCTACATGGAATGACAGCCGTTCAATGTTTGATCGCATGAAGTGCACTAACATCCTTGATGCAATTGAGTTTCCTACTGCACTTACAAGCGGTATTGCAGATAGAAACAACATTCAACTCAGTGTTGATTCCATTGTTGGTTTGGCTCACGCATGGTCAGCTAAACATAAAGTTGAATACACATCATCATCAACTTATCTAACGATCAATAGTATTGATCACATCATTACAACACCGGCTATCAAAGCACGCTTACAACAGATGCTTGATCGCAGCACTGTTGCATATCAAGATCCAGATAACGAGCAACGCAAGTCAATCAAGTATGGCTACAAAGAATTCGAGCAGACAACTAACGCTATCTACTTCATCAATCGGATCTGGCCTGATTGCCCACTTGATTACTATCGTACTTACTTTGAAGAACTACGTACAACTAATCTTAACCAACTGCGTACCAGTGATGCTTTGCTTGTCTGGCTACAACAGAACATGCCTGTTGCATCATTCTTTAATATGATGCGTAAATATGTTGAGCAATGTAATCAGGACAGGCGACTTGTTTCTACGTATTTAGACTTTGACTATGTTGTTCATTCATGGTACGAAATGAATGATACATTCTCAATGCTTGGACGTGTATTGCATGAAGGCAAGACTATCGAAGCACCTAAGCGTTGGCGCATGCCTGACTTCCATGACTACGTGCAAGCAGAAGCATGGAAGATAGCTAACAAGAAGGAATCACTGCACCAGGATTTATTCCCCACACCTGTCAAGGTCAGCATGGGTGACAGTGATTGGACATTCCTTCAACCCATTGACACTCATCAGCTAGCGCAATGGGGACAAGCTGTCCGTAACTGTGTTGGATCTGCGTCCCAGTATGCAGAGGACATCAAGAAACGTAAGCACTTCATTGTGCTCTGCATGATTGATGGCAAGCCAACCTTCACTATCCAACTGGATGTATCCATGGGTGTTATGAATGTCAAGCAGATTGCTGGAGTTGGCAACCAGCGATTGGACGAAGACCAGAAGGAGAAGTACTCCAATGCATTCAAGCTGGCCTTGCAATCTCGCAACGATGAGCTAAGCTCTAAGAGCTGAAGCCACAGCAGGGGCATCCTATCCTCGTAAATGGGATGCCTCTTTACCTATGGAACCCTTTACCAAACACACAGATCAACCTCATGAGCATAGAGACATAACTCCCACGGAAGAACAACTGCTTGCCATGGCATTAGCTAACTTAGGCGAGTACATCCATGACAATTCACCACAGTACATCCTGATTGAAGACGATCCTCGAAACGAGGAAGATTACGATAGTTGGACTTACGGAATGGAAGTCCTACCTCAAGACCACACTTGGCAGTCAGATTCAATTGACGTAAGCCCAAGCGAGGGAGCGTGATGTAATTAGTAAACATGACGCACTTAAAATGCGTTGGCCTTTGGCCGTGCAGGTGCAAGTCCTGTCGCTCCTACCAACTCAACACACTACACCAATGGACATCATTCGTTCGATCAAGTGCCTCATCCCTGAGTTCCATGCATTCAGTGCGGATGACAGAGGCTACCACGTTGGCGCTACCTGGACTAACGACCAGGGCTTGCGTGACTACCACAACGTCGAACTCAAGTACACACGCAACTCAGAACGCCTAGCTCTTCAGGGTAAGCAGCAGCCTGATGGCAGTTGGCTTTTCATTGAACCCAATGGACGTTGCCATGTCATGTCAGCAGAACGTGCTGCTCACTTCATGGCACAAGCACAGGCACAAGCTCAGATCCTAGAGCAAATGTTACAGAACATGAACACGGATGGAGGGGGTGGAGTGGTCGACACCACTGCCATAACCATGTAAACTTCCTTTGGAATATCAACCCAGCCCCTGCGCAAGCGGGGGCCTTTCTCTATGACACACGACACTATTGATTTTGACCTTGTCGACAAGACCATTGCATTGATACCAGAGCAAGCATGGACTCAGGTAAGACAAGCAATTGTTACAGCCTTGGTGGATAACATGCCTGGCCCTGCACTTGAGAAGTTGACAGGCACTTATGATGGCTTTGATCGTGCAGAAGAAATTCTGTATGATTACTATCAACTCCCTGATTTAAAACAAGATCTTATTGTTGATGCATTCAAGATTATGGGTGCAATCAATTGCCTTGAACTACTCAGCTCATTGAATCTCACTGAAGATGAATTGCAGACAATGCAACAGCAGTAACACACGCGTTACTTGCACTGACCATTTGGGACCTGATGTAACCAAGCGTTATTGTCGTTGTCTTGATTGTGGTTGCAAGTACCGTACTGTTGAACGGTATGAAGTTGCTAAACCGATTCCATTGAAAGTCTACAAACCTATTGGTACCAGGAATGGAAACTCCTTCTTAACTGACAATGATGTGTTAATGATTCGTCATCTACATCAGAAAGGATTGAGCAATGGTCAGATAGCAATACGCTATGACACTGCTCGCAGTACAATCTCACGTATTGTCAACTACAAAACTTACACCAACATCAAATGACACAGCAACATCCCATCACTCCGCCGCCGGAGTTGGTGAAGCAGTGGCAGAAACGGTTTGAACAAGGAGCAAACATTTATCAACTGTTCACTAGCATCTTTCAAGCGGGCGCCGACCAGGAGCTGGAGGCGTGCTGTGAGTGGCTTCGCACTGAATCCAAAACCGCGCTATGGCAAACAGAAGCCCTCCGCGTCGCCCGCCGCCCTAAGCCGCCGAGCTTGAAGGAGCAGGCGTTACAAGCACTTGCTGAAGCCGACGTTGGTCTAACAGAATTGGAGTGGCCTCAATATTCCGACACCATCCGCCGCGCCCTTGAACAACTTCCCGACAACAACTAATTATTACAATGACAACCAAGCGACAGTTTGATTACATGATTGGTGACCGTGTTGCTGAACGTCCCAAACCCCATGGGATCTACACAAACAACCAACAAACAAGAGAACGCATCTCTCAGTACAGGAGCCAGCGGTATGGTGAAGTTGTTGGCATCAACTACAAAAACAATTCACGTGGTGCTACCCAAAAGTTCTTGCTTGTTCGTTGGGATCATTTACCTAGCCCAACTGAACATGCCACTGCACGCATCTGTCCTGTGTCAGCGTTAGAACGTCTGACGAAAGAAGTCCTTGTCCCTGGTGAATGACATGGCACAAGAGCATCCGATCACCCCACCACCTGAGCTGGTGCAACAATGGTGGGATGGCACTCACGGTGCCTTATACGAGTTTGAGGCAGTTACTACCCAAGCCGCTCGCTGGGGCGCTGATGAGCAGCTAGAACAGGACGCAAGGTGGCTTGACACCTGTGCTTTGTTCAGCACACACTTAACAATCACACCATCTGGAGATGCATTGAGACAAGCAATGCGTCCCAAGCCGCCGAGCTTGAAGGAGCGGGCGCTTGCCGCCCTAAACGTGATTGAAGATAAAATGCTCGGACCAACAACTGAAGAAAAACTAATTCGTAAAGCACTGGAGGCACTGCCCAATGACTGAAAATCAAATTCAATTCCTTCGTGGTTGTTGCGCAACAATCCTTGCGTTTGCAGCTACTGGTTTAATTGCTGCAATCTTTCTGTCACCTGATGAACCTAAGAACAACTCTAAGTTTGAAGTCCTTGATCAGTACGAAGGTTGTTCAGTAATCCGTTACACTGATCCCACAACTCGTTGGCATTACTTCCTTAAGTGCTCATGAACGTACAACTTGTTTGGGCAACGCCCAATGCAGAGGAAATGATTGTCAAGATGGCACGGGTATCCGCGCCGAAGAATCAAGACAACATGGATACAGCTCCACGGTTGTTGAAGTATCTCATCAAGCACAAACATTGGTCGCCGTTTGAGATGGCCAATATGTGCGTTGAGATTGAAACGACACGTGCAATCTCACCACAGATTCTTCGTCATCGTTCCTTCTCGTTCCAGGAATTTAGTCAACGTTATGCGGACACAAGTGAGCTTGGCTCGGCTGTTATTCCGCATCTACGTAGACAAGATCAAAAGAATCGGCAGAACAGTATTGATGATCTATCTGCTGATGTTGTTGCTAATTACTATCGACGTATCAGTGAACTGTATGAAGATGCAGAACATTTGTATCGCGAGATGGTAAGCAATGGTATTGCAAAGGAATGTGCTCGTGCCATTCTGCCCTTATCAACACAGACACGTTTGTTCATGAACGGTACATTGCGTTCATGGATACACTACCTTGATCTTCGTTGCTCCAATGGAACCCAACTTGAGCACCAGCAAATCGCCAGAGAAATCAAACAAATCTTCTGTGAACAATTCCCCATCATCGGAGAAGCTGTGTTCTCAACAGATTCAACGTCTGATTGAAGAATACAGTGAGCCAGAAAAAGCTAGGCAATTCCTTATGAACGCTGGGATTATTGCTGAAGATGGCAAGTTAATGCCACCCTATCAACCCATCACAGATACACTGTGATGTAATCTCTTTAGTAAAACAACCATGATTTCTATTTCTGAAACCTGCAAAGCATTCAATAAAAGCATGGGCATCAAAGGAAGGTTTATCCTTTTTGTCCTTGGTTTTATTGGCCTTTTGTTTCCAGGTTGGGTAGCCTACGTTGTTATTGCCGGCCTTGCTAAATGCACAGAAGATCAAGACATGTACAAATTCTTAAAACAATTTGCAAGTTGAGCCATGTCTTTTCTTTTAGCTCGTGTCACAGATGAATCTGATCTTCCAGATGACTACTATAAATTTGTTTCACAGTTTACATACTTGCAAGGGAGTCATGCTTCTCAACTAGATACAGAATCATTAATGCTTTTGCTATGGCAAATGGACAAACGGATTAAACAGCTTGAAGCCCAGTAGTCAGACCCATTACCTATGAAAGGATTTAGTTCCACCAAAGAACGCACACGTTCATCTAGTTATTGGGTTGCTGTCTATGCCAAGGACAATGACGATGAACCCATTGACATTCACAAAAAGATCTTGACTTATAAACCAGGTCAAGATAAAGAATCATTGATGACAAACTATTGCAACTCCATCATGAAAATCAACAGAAACATATGGGAGATCTTGGTGCACCAGGGTCCATCAGAAGTTCCTGACTCAGGTGATCAGATTGTGATTCGACTATCAAGAGAACCATTCAAAGGTTGCAGTCAACTGCAATAGCCCGAACGGGAAGATGGACCTGAGCACGTCCTAAAACTACTCATTAGTTTTTATTATCATTCAACTCAACTCAACACCATGAAACTCCTCAAGTTCTCCACAGGTAACGGCAAGCTTAAGAACCGTCTGATCTTCAACATCCCAGCGGGCTATGCATGTCCACACGCTGGTGTGTGTAAGACCATGGCTGATCGAGCTACCGGCAAAATCATGGATCTACCTCAGTTCACTGGCACAGAAGCAGATGAGTATCGTTGCTTTGCTGCCATGGCAGAGACTAGGCCAACAGTACGTGAAGCTCGTTGGCACAACTGGGATCTGCTGCGTGAAGTTATGTATATGGGTGGTGATCAGGGCATGTTGATTCGTGACCTGATTGATCTTTCACTTATGGTTCAACCAGAGAAAGATCTTGTTCGTGTCCATGAAGCAGGTGACTTTTGGACTGAGCAGTACATGCGGGCTTGGTTCATGGTCGCAGCAAGTCGTCCTCATCAAAAGTTCTATGCGTTTACCAAGTCGCTTGGCATGTGGTTGAACCTCAAGGACATCATCCCATCTAACTTCTATCTTACTGCGTCGCAAGGTGGGACACTCGATTACCTGATCCCCAAGTACCCCGAGGTGTTTCAACGCATTGCTTATGTGGTCTACACAGAAGAGGAAGCGCAAGAGCGTGGGCTAGAGATCGATCACGACGATAGCCATTGCCTTGGTGACAAGCCGTTTGCACTCTTGGTGCATGGTTCGCAACGTGCTGGATCTGATGCCATGAAAGCCTTAACGCAACGGAAGAAAGAAGGTAAGTTCGTAGGTTACGGTAAGTCACAAAGGTAGTTATCACGATAAGACCTGGTACCATATGCCTGGTCTTATCCTGCTCAATGGCTTACATCATTAGTACGTTGGTGGATGGTGTGCCACACGCCATCCATGCCAATAGTTCCGACTCCAAGTTTGAACTGTTAGCTTTGGATTCTGCTAGTTCACTTAGTAGAATTTGCTCCCATCCTTATCGGGCTGATGCTTATCAAGTTCTAAGTTGGATCCTGGACAATGAACCCACACTCTCCTGTTATGAGCTCCAGGTTTCCGATGAAGCCCGGTTCCAAAAATGAATCTTGGTTAGTCTTTGATATTGAAACCGATGGCCTTTACGATAAAGTCACGAAAGTTTTTTGTATCGTTATCTACGATATCAACCGAGAAGAAACTTTTGCTTATGGGCCTGATCGCATTGATGATGCTCTTGCTCATCTGGCAACCGGTGATGTACTCATTGGTCACAATGTGATCTTCTACGACGTACCGGTTCTGCAAAAACTACATTCATTCAACTGCAAAGCACGCATCCTTGACACACTCATCTGCACACGACTCATCTGGCCCAAAGAAAAACTCTACGACCTTGACGTACAACTCTATCCGGAAGTTCCAAAGAACTACCGCGGGATGGCCGGTCTTAAAGCCTGGGGTTACCGCCTTTCCGATAACAAGATTGAGTTCAAAGATTTCTCGGAGTACTCAGAGGAAATGCTTGTCTATTGCAAGCAAGACGTCTCGGTTACTTCGAAGCTTTGGAAGCATATCGCCAACCAAGGTTATCCCGAGCAAGCTCTCAAACTTGAACACGACTTTGCT